GCGTGCGTTGCAGTTGGCTGCAATGTCGTCGATTTGGGCGGCGTAGACGCCTAGCTGTATCAACCTTTCACGCTCTGTGTCGGTGAACTCGATCATGTTTTTCTCTCTAGACAGTTAGCGTCGAAACCTAAACACTCGCATGTGCTGACCCAGCACCAGGAATGATCGTCCTCATGCACAAGTTGCAAGTGCCCACACGCGCAGACGGGTTCAGCTTTAACGGTTTGACTCATGTCGTCCTATCCGCCCTACAGAGCGACACGATTTCACGGGCGTGTTCGCGCCACTTCTCGCGGTCCAGCTCGTCGTGTCCCATCGTCCAGTGCGTACCACCCCGGTCCTCGGTATCGGCAGGCCACTCATCGGGGTTTGTGATGTCGTGCAGGCGTTTGGCTACCGCCTCCACGAGCGCATCGTTGCCCATCATCCACCGTCCATGCAGTCCAGGCAGCCGCCGCCATCACACGTCCCACAGCCGGTACCGCTTACGCCAATCGTCCAGCTTCGCGTCAACGGCATGGACGGTGCTGGGCACTCGCTGCAACTGTCGCCAAAACCGCAGTCGCACTTGTTCTCGGAAGGGTCCATCATTCCTCCTGGAGGATAATCGGCCCAGCCGGTTACCGGTCGGGCTTGATGGTCTTCATATATGCATCGAACTCGTCGTCGGTTAGATCAATACCGCTATTAGGGTCCGGCTGTGAGTGTCCTGCTACGTCGACTGCCGCCAGGAGCGCGGCGGCGAAATCGTAAGCCGTTCGTGTGTCAAAATATTCAATGATCGAACCATTAAATACGGCGCCAATCGATCATGTTGGCGGTGAACGCCTGCGCCGTGATGGGCCCGGATGACGCTCCGTTTCGGACACCCACCGCGAGTAACGCATCCAATCGGGTCCAGCAATATCATCGGACCATTCCTGCGTAAATCCCATATCAGCGGCGATCATCTGCGCCAGGTGTGAGTTGGCTTCGCGCTGCGTCGTGCCCTTCCACCCGCACTTGATGCAGTAGATGCCCTCCACGGGCTCGGGGCCATCCACATCGCAGTAGTCGTCAATATCGTGCTCATTGAGCGTTGCAGCGATATGGTCAGTGATGTCCATCATGTTGTGCTCTCTAGCGGCACGGGATGCAGCTTCTCACGCGCCAACCACTCATTGAGGTTGTCCCGCAGGGCTGTCACGGCCTTTTCGTTCAGGCAGACGGAGTGGACATCCTGGTTGCCGATCTCAACGCCGCCCCAGATTGAAACGGTGCGCATGGTGATGTCCAGCCGCAGCCACGGCCCCAAGTGGGTATCCACGTCGAGCCCGTCTATCTCGGCCTGCTGCTCATGGCCCGGAACGCACCACGGCGGCAACCACCCAGTCCCGATTGACGCCGGGGTTTCCTCAGTTAGATCGTTCGCCGGACTTCGTTGCCGCACCTCGATGCCGAGTGGCGGAAAGTCGCCCGGATAGTGATTTGACCATCCATCGATGTAGGACACGACCGAGCCGTCGTGCTTATTGTTCTCATCGACGCCGGCAATATCGCCGGAACCCCAAATACTCATGCTCCTCCTCTCTAAACCGTTAACCAGCCGGTTAGTGGTTAGGCGACTTCTTCTTGTGTGCGGTTCCTCAAACGTCGCACGTCTTCTAGCCAGTAGCCGGGTTCGGCTCCCCATTCGTTGCGCTCCGGGATCTTGTTGTTGGCCCGCCAGTACCGCCAAGTCCGTGGGGGGATGGGTTCCCCGATCTGCGCCATGATCGCCAAGATCTCGTTCGATGAATAGAGCAAACCTCTGACGTTGTCTACAGCGTCCTGAATCAGCTTCGCAGCGTCATACGACTGCTTACACCGCCAGCAGGTGACCTGCACATCATCGTGTTTGCAGTAGAGGGATTCGCCGCACTGGACTTCCTGGCCGCGGTCGTCACGCATCGTGGGGCAGATGCCGCAGAACTTCTTGCTGTGGGGCCTGTTGATCGCCCGCGTGATGTCATCCACAGCCTTGCGAACTTCAGCGAAGCATTGGCCCGCGTCTTCACGGGCTGCAATCACACCAACACGCCTGGACAAAAACACGGCGGCATCTATTGGTGTCATGCTGTCGCCTCGAAGTTGAACCCGATCTCCATAGGCTTAGACAACCGGGACACAATCAACGGTAAATATGTTGGTTCGCGCTCGATCAAAATGGCGCGTTTGTGTTCGTGGATGGCGGCCTCGCCGGTGGTTCCTGAGCCCGCGAACGGGTCCAACACGACGCCGCCCGGTGGTGTCACTAAGCGGATGAGCCACCGCATCAGGTCGAGTGGCTTGACGGTTGGGTGTGCGATTCCGTCGGCGGTGGGGCGTTCAGTGCCGGGTGCTTTCGCGGTGTAGCGGAACGTCGGGAAGAACCGGGACGCGCCGCCCTTGTCCGCTGGGCTCCCCGGCTTCTCAGCCGCCGACCAGTCGCCGTAAACGTCTTTCGTGGTTTGTTCACATGCCGCCCTGCTGACCACCTTTGACGCGCGCACCAACCACTTCCCGTTCAGCCCCCGCCGCCTTGTCGATGGCCTTCGACACGTCCAACGATTTCGGAAACCCGCTGCCGTAAAGCCATGCGATGCTGTCGCGGATCTCGAACCCTGCGTCCTCCACGGCACACGCCAACCGATGCCACGTCCTGCTCCCTCCAAAGGCTAGTAGGTGCCCTCCTGGCTTCAGGATGCGTAAACACTGCGCTGCCCATGCGCCGTGCCATTCCAGGTGTTCGTGCGCTGCTTTCGAGTCCCAATCACGACCCATAAAGCCCAGCAGGTACGGGGGGTCTGTAACTACCGCATCAATGCTCGCATCAGACAGCAACGCGAGCACATCGATGCAGTCCCCGTGATACAGCGTCACCTGGTCATCCCGGTAGTACGGCTTCACTGCTGCCCCAACGTTTCTGCACCCAGGTTCACTACTTCTACCCAGTGTTGGAGCATGTTGTGGATGTTGTTGTAGAGGTCGGAGGCTCGTTCGTTGTGCAGCATGGGTGACCCTTTTTCTGTGCTGCGGCGCGCCGACTCTCCGAGCCGTGTACGGCCCAACGCTGAGTCCTCTAGGAACTCCAACCATCCTGGGGCGCGTGTCCCGTTAGGCAACACCTGACCAACAGCCAACCCCGTGAGCATGTCCCGAAGCTCGCGCTGACAAACGGAACAGAGGTTCACGTCTGCTGCTTGGCCAGCACACGCCTGACATTGAATGCCGCTCACGGTGCGTCCTCCATGTCATCGAGCATCTTCTCCAACCGCGCAACAACGGCATCCCAATCCAACTCAGGCGGTGATTCCTGCGGGCTGTGTGGCTCTGTGGCGGGTTTCCGCGTCCCGTCCGTCACTGTGCCGCCAATCGTCGGAGCGCGAGTGCTAGGGCGTCACAGGTAGTTTCCGGATGCGACCCGTTCCTCCGGTAACACGCCAACAGAAGATCGCTCAACGCCAGGGCATGTAGCGCATCATCCGCAGGCGCGTCCTGGCTGTCCCGCAGCGCCCCGACCATGGAATCCACAAACTCTGCCGCGGAAGCAATCCGCTGATCCGCCCACGCCACCAACTCAGGACTCGTCACGGCAGACCGTCTGTCATCCACGAAAGCTCGTAGCAGAGGTCCGTGATCTGCGTCGTCTTAATCCTGGTGTCCGCAAGCACGTATGGTTCGCCGTCACGCGGAGGAACGCGCACAGGATTAAATGTGAGCATCCCATGAATCGACAAGCCATTACGCCACCATTTGCCCTTCTTGCAGAACCACGTCCGGCCGTACTTATCCCTCCACTGCTCATCGCGGCGCGAACGCCACACAAACCACCTCACGCTGTCTCCTTCCCATGCCGGCGGTTGTGTTCCCGCTCCAACGACTTCCACACCGCAAACCACCCCTCAGTCGTCCCAGGAAACGACGTGAAGTTCAGGGCATGCCAATACGCGGCAACCCGTTGGTGTGCTTCCCACTCCACCGGATACGGGGGTAGGTCGTGGACGTCTTCGGGGTTGGCGTAGCTCATTGCTCGCCGTCTTCGCAGATGTATGGCACGTCGAAGCACACCCATTGACCGCCGAGGCTTTTCGCAAGACCAAGCTTGGAAACAAGATCCTTGCTGAGTTCTTCAATGTTGACCCAGTCAACGGCCTCTTGCGCCACCAGACGGTCACGCAGGAAGTCGTGTATCACCTGCTGGATTTGATTCATCTGTCTGCCCCCCTGCGCGTGTTACCTAACGTGAGATAGCTACTTAGGTGAGTAGTTCTTCGTGAGTACGTGCGTACGTACGTGCATTGCTCAACATGCAGTGCACCAAGCACAACGGGTTTAGCAATGCTCAAGCAATGCTCAAGCATCATCGAACTTTCTTCCGTTCCGATTGGCCCACCGCGCCGCCGCAGCCTTCTTCGCCTTCTCGCTCCGCTTCGTGGCTTCCTCGTTCGCAAGCTGGTATTCCTCCCAGCCGTTGATCTGCCAACCACCTGGCGCTGGAACCCATAAGCCCTCTGTCACAAGCCTGTTCGCGTCCGATGCGGTGGCGCCGATAATCCTCAATGCGGCTTTCGGTATGAACCCAGCAAGCCCATGCCTTCCGGCGTAACACATGCCCTGGAGGTAGGACACGATCGTGCGATACTGCTTGTCCTCCTGCAGATACAGCAGCTTCGGATTCTCGAACATACTGGTTTCCAAGCGAATCCACTTCAGGCCCGACACCGTTCACTTGCCCCTATCCATTCCGTGCTGTGCTCTTGCGAGGTGGACTATGCGATCCAGCGGTTCAGATGTTTCCCACGGATGCCGACAGTGGATACGGGGCTGGGCTTTGCAGATGGAACACACACGGGTCAACGCCACAACCACACGCGGATCGCTAGCGTCTTCAAGCCACGACAGGGCGGTCATGCCGCTTTCTCCACCAGGTTGCCCAAATCGTCTAGGTACAGGTATTCGCCTCTGTACTTCACCGCCGACTTCAGTGGGTTCTCGATCTGGAGGACTAAGACGCCTTCGAGGAGCGCGTCTGTGCGGTGCGATTCGGCCCAGCGGTGGCAGTCACCGCACAGCAGCAATCCCGCAGATGCCGTATTAGTTTCGGGGCGTTTCGTCCCGCCCATTCCACGCGGACGGCGGTGATGAATCTCCGCACCTTGTACGTATCCGCAACGCTCACACGTTCCACCGCTGCGTTCGTGGATGATCCGCCGCACAGCAGGAGGAAAACCGGTGTTACCCATCGGCTGCCGCCGCATCATCAACAGCCCACTCATCAACCAACATGGATAAGAAGGCCCGGAGCATAGGCTCGTCGGCAGCCTCGATCTGAATGCCGTACTCGGTGCGGAACTTGGTGGCGATCTTCTTCGGCTCCGCGCCGTGCGTTCGGCATGCCGCTAGCAGGTCGCTGCGTGCCACGTCAGCAGGAGACGGCGGAGGCTCTGGCTGGTTGGCGTCCAAATCTCCTTTAGCCCACAGTTGCAGGGCGATACCGAACCGCATCCCCGCATTGCGCAGAGCGTCCCCGATGGCTTCTTTAATGGCGTTGGGTCCTGTGCTGCGACCCGAGTCCCCGTAGCCGGGACGAGTAACGCCACATACCGTGAGGCGAATCCACAAGCCGCCGTTCTCATCCAAGGCGGGCAGGCCGCGTTCGTCTAACGCGAATGGCTCCCAACTCCACAACGGATCAACATCCAACAGACGCGCAGTCAAATGGGCGTGGCCGACGAAATCCAGGAGGATGCCACCCTTGGGGAGATGCCCTATCTGGTTCTCCGCGAACGGCTCCCGAAGCTTCTTCAGATCATCGAGTTGGGTTGTCATTCCAGTTCCTTTATGCCGTCCAATGACACGCGGCCGCCGCTCAGAAGCTGGGCGACGACGAACGGGGCGTCTGGCTGTTTCCGAACGCTCACGTATGGGTCGCCGTGGACCAACTCGAGACCGGGGATTAGTTCGCCGTTGCTGTCGATCACAGCCCCCACGTCTTTCGCCCGCGATTCGAGCAGGCGAAGGTATGCGGGGTTGATGGACATGACGATCTCGTCGGGCTGGTTGTACTGCAACCACTCCAACAGTTTCCGCTCATCCGTGACAACGATCTTCGTTCGGCCGGTGGTCATGGTGGCTTTGCCGAGTAGTTGGCCGTCCCACTTGCCGGCAATCGTGTCGCCAGGTTCCAAGGCGGCGAGTTCGGCGCGGGCCTCGTCTTTGCGGGCCTTCGCGGCTTGCTCGATGATCTGCCACGCCACAGCCCGAGCTGCAGCGTCCCTCATGTCGTCGTTCACGGCTTGTCTTTCAGGTTGTTTGTGCGGCGGATGGCGTCGTTGAGGCTGTTGCGGATGCGGTCCAACGCAATCCGCTCCTCAGCTGGCAAGCCATCGCCGTCGTCTCTGATGTCGGCCACCAAAGTTCGCGCGTCGTCAACGAGAGCTGCAATGTGATTAAGTCTGGTGTCGTTCACGATGCCTTCCTGCGTTTCAGTTCTTGCCGATCACGTTCGGTCGTCCCACCCCACACACCGGCTATGCCTCGGTTGGTGAGTGCGTATTCCAGGCACTGCTTGCGGACTTCACATTGCTGGCAGAAACGTTTCGCCGCCCTCGTAGTCGCCGCCTCCCCCTTACCCGCGAAGAACAGGTCGGGGTTTACTTCTGTGCAGCGGGCCTGCTCACGCCAACTCACGCGCACTCCCGACCGGACATAGGGCAGGCTTGGCCGGCTTTATCGGTGTGCGCGACAAGGGTTCCCCGGAACGGGGAGATGGCGATGGAACGTCCGCACACGGGGCATTTCTCTTTCATCCAGACGGTCATCGGGTTAGTTCCGGGTACAGGAACACGCCAGCATCCACATACGCCTCCAGGAGGGAAAGATGCTGAGGACAAGAGGTTTCGACCGTGTCCACCAGAATGTTCGCCGCCGCTTCGACGTCGTGGCCGTTGTCGAGCAGGGCTTGCATCACCGCATTAACACTCGCGAACGTCGGTGCAGCCGTGAACGCCGCACAGATAGACGGTGTTTGGATTGTGGCGGCGTGAGCACGGAACAGAGATGCGCTACCAATCACCAAACCGGCCAACGCACTCCACACAATGATCTGCCAAAACAGTTTCACGCCGCTTCCCCGTCCAACTCTGCGCGCCAGTCAGCGATCAGTTGCGCTGCTTTGTCTTCCGGCCAAAACCGTGCGTACACCGATGCTGTATCCCAATAGATGCCCTCCGGTGTCCAACCAAAGTTCGCTTCGGCAGGCGGACCCACATCTCCGATCGCGGCGAAGACCCGGCATGCAAGCTCCCGCAACTCCCCCAAATCGTCTGCTACAGTTTTTTCTGACATTGACTACCTCTCTTTGTCGTTACCCCGGTCTGGTGACTCAGGCCGGGGTTTACTTCATTTCCTCCGCAGCAGCGGCGAACTTGGCGGACAGCGAGTTCCAGAGGTCTACAGCGGACGTGTAGTCGCGGCCGTACGCCTCCGTCGCTAGAGAAGCTCGGTGCAGGTCAACCCAAGTGAAGTTTGGTTGCCCCGGATCGGATGGGGGCGCAACCGATCCGGGGCATTCCGCTGCGGCTTCGGGGGACACAGCGGAAGACACAAGGTTGCGGATATCCTCAACAACGGCGATCAGATAGTCGACAGGATCAGGCTTTTCAGGCCACACATCATCCGGACCAACACGGCCCCCGCCACCGCACTCCTCGAACGCTTCTCTGAGCTTTTGTTTCTCATCCTCAGTTAGTGGCTTCTCAGTCGTGACGATGCCGCCTTTAACGTTGATGGTGTGGGCATCGGGCTCCAGGCCATCCATCGACGGTTCCTGCTCTAGCGGGAACCAGGCTTTCAAAACTGTGTCGGCATACCAGCCGGCCAAACGCAACAGAGGATTCACGTCACCAGCCTGTTCTGCTGTAGTGGGTGCGGTAGTGCGCTACCTGTGTTTGGGCGGTGTCCCTCGCTTGCTGCGCTGAGGCGAGATCGTTTCGCAGCTTGGCGTTTTCGGCGATCAGCGAATCCAACGCCGCATACGCTTCCGCGATAGACTGCAAACCCCCGGCGTTGGACGGCGCTTGGCAAAGGTGGTCAACTTGTTGCGGCCGGTGGAAGTGAATCCACTCCCTGGCCAGACGAACCAACGTCCGATATACATGGGGGTTGGTTTTGTGGAACTCCTCGAAGCGTTCGGAGATCGAGGCATCGAACGTCAACGACAGCTGATCGGTCATGACGCTTCCTCCCACGGATGCGCCTCAAGCCACGCATCAACGTCCGCGGCTTTAAGACGTATCGCGGACTGGCCGTAAGTGAAGGCCGGCAACTCACCGCGCTTGATGGCGTCCCGGATCATGCGCGGGTGCTTGGCCCGGATGTGCGCAGCAGCCTCAGCGACCGTCAGCCAGACAGTCATTTGTCGTCATCCGAGATCACGTCGAACAACTCGCCGAACCATTCCTTGCCGAATACGTGACACAGGCCGGCGATGGTGCGTGTTCCGGGGTTGGTGTCGTCGTTGAGGAGGCGGTGGAGCTGGGTGGCGTGTATTTCCGCTTTGCGGGACAGTTGGCTGTCGCTCATCGGTTCCGCTAGTCGGCGGAGCCTGGCGAGTCCTTCTTTACGAAGCCTGATGTATGCCAACGTGATTCACCCTTGGTTTGCCTGGTGTTGTAGTGGTGAGCATACGCACGGCACCCATGCATATGCAAGGGCCAATTGGGGGTGTGTTTGGGTGAGTCGAACTGAAACTGAGCACATCCTGCGTAGATGCGATTACATGGGACTTCTATTTATGGGCTGTGACCTGCGATACTTTCGGTATCCGCAGGAAACGGGGCCTAGATTGTGCGGCACCCATGCATTACAGTTGCGTCCATGCAGAGGATCGAGACGTGGCCGCAATACGTGCGCCACCACTCCCGAAACGCGCACCAGGACGACATCGCCTACGCCGTAGGGGTGGATCAAACCACCGTTGGACGCTGGCTTGATGTTGCACGCTGGAACGCAGGCAAACGACCCATGCCCGATCAGGTGGTGAAGTTCGCGAAAGCTTACGGACGCAAGCCTGTTGAGGCGTTCATTGCCGCCGGGTTCCTAGCCATAGAGGACGTATCTGGGCCTATCCAGATCGGCGTGTCTATAGATGATGTGACGGATGAGGACTTAGTGAAGGGGCTAGCCGACCGACTGAAATCCCTCCGCAGCCGCCTCCATGGGGGCGATGGTGAGGGTTGGTCTAGTGCTGGATGGGCCACCCAAGACCCTAGCGTGGGCCGCGTGAAGAACGGCGATTAACCCTGCCAGCTCGAGGGTGGTGAGGTCGCTGGGTTGGAGGTGGGTGACCATCTCTCCTGCCTCCCACATGAGGTGGGGTCTGACGTGGTGTTGGGTGGAGTTCCCTACTTTCAGTGCTCCGTTGATGCGTGTGATAATTTCGTCTCGTTCAGAGTCCATGCCGATTTGCCCCTGCCCCAACACTTTTCACCTAGCCTGTCCGGCGCCGCTTGTTGACGTCGAACGTAAACCTACTCCTGGGTAACGGTGCGGTAAACTGTACCGGCGGTAACGCTACAACAATCCGGATGGTTCAGCCGATGGAATGGACTGACACAGCTAGTTGACAGATTCGCGTCTACTATTTCAGCCCAGCAGGCTTGATTTAACGGCCTTACGTCAGCCGCCAGGGTTAACGATGATGAAGTCAAGCACATCGCGGAGTGCCTGCATACGCCCAGCGGTGAAGCGTGGGTCACCTACACCGTCGATTCGCTTCAACTCGGCCTCAGCAGCCTCGATCTGGTCAGCTACCCAGCCCTCTAGCTCCTGGTAAAGCTCTTTCAGTTCGCCGGGAGTTCCGTACCGTTCACTCATCTCATCCTCCGTTGACTACCGATAAACTGGGCGTTCAGCCCAACAGTTGATCCAGTGCTTTCATGGCGTCCCGTGTTCGGGACTGGTCGATGTACACGTAGCTTCGGTGAGCAGTCAGACTGACCTGTCCGAGTATCGCCATCCGAATGTCTTCGGGGACGCCTGCTTCCGCCAGGAGGGTCGCACACGTGTTCCGTGCGACGTGAAGTGGCGCAGCGGGAAGTCCAGCCGTCTCGAGGGCTGTCTGCCAGTTGGCGTAGTCGTCCCGCGGGGAGACCGGCCGTCCGTCTTCATGGCGCCAGACGAGATCATGCGGATTGCGGATATCCCCCTCAACCTCACTGTCATACCGAGGAATGGTCGTGGGCTTGTACTGCTCGAGCATCACCCACAGCGGGGCGGGGATAGGGACGATGCGGGTTCCGGCCCGTGTTTTAGGTGAGGTGAGTGCGAGGGAGCGGTGGAGGATTTGGTGCTCGAATCCGCGGGGTAGGTCCCAACGCCTGGACGGGCAGTAGCCGACCCTGACCTTGCCGCACGGATAGGTTCCGTCACTGTGACGTTCCCCGCATCCGTGGGTTTGTTCTAGTTGTTGGAGTTGCCAGCGGAAGTCGGCTATGCCGTTGTCCAGGTCGAGGCGGGACCATTGGAGGCCGAGGATCTCCCCCTGCCTAGCCCCGAGAAGCAACGCCGCCGCCCACCTTGTTGCCCACGGGTCCTTCGTATCAATCGCGGAGCGGAGTAGCTGCTTCGCCTGCGCCGCAGACAGTGGCTCGCGGGCTTTGGTGAGGTGTTTGGGTTTATCCGCTACCTCCGCCACATTCCGCGACAACATCCCTTCCTTGATCGCATCATCAAGTGCGGAGCGGAGGATGACGTGGGCGAGCTGAGCCGTGCGGGAGGCTTTGATGGAGGTTTGCATCACTCGCACATCCTGAGCCGTCAACCGGTCCAGGCGTTTGGTTCCGATGTGGGGGTTGATGTGTAGGCGGATGGTGCGGGCGTAATCGTCTTTCGTTCCGGGGCGGAGTTTCGGTCCGCGGATGTCCTCAATCCACCGCTCCAACCAAGACTCCACCGTCGTCTTGCCCGTGACCGCGATCCGGCCGGCGTCCACTGCTTTGCGAAGTTCCTTCAGCTTTCGGATAGCCTCGTTCCGGTTCTTCGAAGCAACACGTTTCTGGCGGCGCTTACCGTCCGTGGACGGGATCTCCACACTGCCGATCCACAAGCCCCGGTCGTGGTCCTTCCACAACCCACCATCACCAGGAGAACGACGCCTAGGCATACAGTTCAAATTGGTCCGCCGCGCCACTAAGTAGGGCCATTTGTCCGGCAAGCTTCCACTTGAGCCGATCTCCGTATACGCGGTCAGCGGTGAGACCGCAACGGACGCACGGATTTGTCGCGGCAGTCCAGCCCCGGAAGTGGTGTTGACATATCCGATCAGTCATGGTTACACCGGCACGAGGTGGGGTGGTCATCGGCATGGCAATGGACGCATATGCAGCCGCATGACGCAGGTTCGCGGCCGGTCAGCGCCTCTATGTCTATCGGCAGCGCCATTGCTTCCTCAAGCCTGATCCGCCAGGGCAGCGTGTAGTCGCTCATCTTCTTGGCGCCGCATAGAGGTCGTCGTAGCGGCAAGGGAACCGGCGTTCAGCTTCATAGGTCTGCCGGATAATCTCTTCCAACAGGTCATATGACGGGTGGTCATTCCCAAGCTGTTGACGGGCGGTATCCAATTGCCCTATCGCATTGTGTATTGCCGCGAGAGCAGTGCGGTGATACTGGTAGTTAGTTCCCTGGCACATCCTCACTCCTCGCCTAGACCCTGCGCGATTGTTCTCAGAAGCAGCTCAACCGACACCACCGTCATGGCGCGGATCTCAAAGTTGGGAATGCCGCTGCGGCGACCCGGCTGCGCGGGCACCTGAACAAACCAACCGGACTGCGTTTCCAATGCTTCGGCGACAAGCTCCCCGGCACTGTTGAAGACCTGAATCCCCGCATCCCTGTGAGCCACAGTCCTAGCTTCAATACCCATTGCTTTCCTTTCGAACTCGATACGGCTGGTGTAGCGAACGCAAGTCGGATCAACCCAGATCATCTGTGCGCAGTTCGGGCCGACGCTCACTACTTACTTCCATCCTTTGATGTTGTACTTCTCGGCAATCGTGAGTGGTGACCCGTTGGCTACCTCAATAGCCCGCCCAACAGATCGGTGAATGTCTCCGAGCATTTCCTGCATCCGCTCCATCGGGTCTGGCTCTGGCTCCTTGAAGTCTGGCGGGACAACGCTCGATCTCGACCACTCGATCAGGCTGCGCACCGCTTGTAGCTTCTCTTCAAGATTGTCAATCGCGGCGAGGTACTCAGGGTAAGAGCCGTGGTCGGCGTGGTGCGCAAACTCCCGCGCAGCCTTCTGCAACGCGCGGTGCACGTCTACCGGATCGCTGATGCTCATCTCTTCCCCAACCGCTTGAACTGCACAACCACGCCATATCGGCCTTTGGGAATTGGCACGGAGATATAGCAGCAGACGCCGCAGAACGGCCCGATACAGACGCCCCGCGTCTTGTCGTACGGGTGTGTCGGCCAGTTCCAGGTGCAGACTTTCATTTGCTTCCATCTCTCCGATCTCGGCCTATTTCACTTGCTCGGCGAACGCATAGCCCTTCGCCCTGTCATTGCAGGCACCGAACTTGAGCTGCCAAATATCGCCGCTGTTGAGTTCGATCGCCAGATACCACTGTGACTGATCCAGCGCCTCGAAGTGGACCAGTTTCACATCCGAGGCCGCGAAGTCGTCCAGCGTCCCATCGTCGTCCAAGCCGATGCGCGGTTGGGTCATCGCTTCTCCGGCAATGCGTCTGATACGTAGACGGGAAGGCCGCAGTAATGGCCGATCGGTTCTTCCATCTCTAACGCCACCTCTATCAGCGCATGCAGACATAGCCCCGTGTCGGTTGGACCGTTGGGGATATCGCTATTGCATTTCGGGCACCAGTCGTCGCTCGTCATCGGGGTATACGGCTATCGCGCTGCATGGCAAGCCATGTTCCAGTCACTTCGAACATGCAGCGGTAAACCGAAGCCCCGAAGCCCTCATCGTGGCGCACTATCGCAAACCGTTCCGCCTCAGCGCGATCAGAGAACGGCCCCTCGAAGGCATCCTTCATTTTCCTGCCGCCGTAACTCACATGGACGAACCACGCCTCATCGCCCAAGATCATCTTTTTCCCACCCATTTCCTTACGGTCATACGGTCCACACCCAAAAGCTCAGCGATACGCCACTGAGGCATCTTCGCAGCGGTGGCTTCCACAGCCAGCTCGATGCACCGGCCGCGGGCATACTCTGCTTCCTCCCTTGTGCCGGCGAACACTTCACCCTGCACACGCAGCCGCTTCTCCAGGTCCGTCACAGCACCCACTGTAACAGGAAAATGCTGTAGACTGATCACCGTGACAGAGGTGTGCCGCGAGGGTAGCGACGGAGACTGTGTAGACATCGTCGCTGGCGTCCTCGCTGAAATGTTCGGCCGCCGCGGTGTCAGCAACGGAATGCAGTTCCGGGCACGGAAAATTGTCAGGACACTTCAGAAATCCGGCCACCTAGCTGGGGCCGTTGAGTTAGGCGCCGCGGATTTCCGCGATCTTCCTAAGAAGTGGTCCGACAGAGAACTCTAACCTGACGGTTAACGACGAAAGGACACGGCGATGAGCACACAGAATGAAAGCTACGTCATAGTGACGACTGGGCCGCCAGAACGGATTGGCGACGGTGACGGTTGGTCTGAGGATGATGCGCGCGAGTGGGCGCGAACGCATTTTCTGGAGCGCAGTTACGACTCATTCAAGATAGTTCCCGCATGACTATTCGTCAGCTTCGTAAGGAGGGCTAGAGCTATGAACCTACGGCCTACTATCTGGCACCACCGTTTCGACCCCGACGCCTCCGGCAAATGCGCCCACCGTTACAGCAGCGACGGCACATATTGCGGGCGCCCTGAGGTAGAGCATTTCTACACCGGGCAGCCCGGAACACACGGCCCGGTTTGCTGACCGTTAAACGACCGACCGAGAGGACGAGATGAGCGGCGGACGCTGGCGGCATCGCAATCACTGCGGACGGTGCGGCAGGCGCGACAGTGAGCATGGCACCCGACCCGAAGATGGGCCGAGCTACTGCGGTTGGACGCTGGTAATGGTTCGCCGCCACCGCGCTAATCCGATCAACCACAACCCGACTTTTGGGGCGGTTAGGACGACATGAGCAGCGAGACGATGGTGTGTTGCCCGTTCTGCCTATCGGCGGACCCAAACAAGGTAGGCATCGAAAAGGCAACGGGTATTCGATGCAACCACTCATTCCACTGCCCATCACCAGAGTTCCACGGCAATCCGTTCCGCATCTGCCCGCACTGCGCGTGGTCCGAGGACGGCAGCACGGAACAGCAGTTGATCGACAACCCAGACCGGTACAGGACGATATGAACCAGCACGCCAACTGGAACGACCCGAGGTACGTGAAGCCCGACGACTGCGACGAGGACGGCTATTGCGTCGCCTGCTGGTCGGCGACTGTGCATCGTGATGGCTGCATAGTGCTGATCGGCAGTTTGGAAGGTAGGACGACATGAGCAGCTTTGAGCAGCGGAAGTGGACCGAGATGAGCACAGCCGAGGTTGAAGGACACGCACTGTGGCCAGTGCGGAAGGCCGACATTGACGGGAAAACGGGCGGTTTGCATCCGTCAGCTATGTGCGACTGCTCGACGAGCTGTTGTGACGAGTGGGAGTGGAAGTGACGGGTGGAGGCGAAAGGACGACATGAGCGAGAGGCCAGACCGCGATGCTTGGGTGGGCGTTTCTGATCCACGTCGGCATCGCATGAACCAACAGGGAGGATGAGATGAGCGCCACGCCAGAGGAACGGTTGCTTATGGCGATATTCCAAGACGGCTGCATCCGGTGCGAGCGCGCATTCGAGGCCGACGAAGACACCACAGTCGTTACTGGCTTGCTGCTGCACACCGCCTGCTTGACCGACGACGACAAACTATTCCTAGAACTCTAACCCCGTGGTTAACGACCGAGAGGACGAGATGGCGAAGCATCGGTATCGAGGCCGACGACGCGAGTTCCCCGGAATCGTAATCCGGATACTGGGCGAGTGGGTGCGGATCGTCCAGCCGCCCTACGGCATCCAACTCGTCAAGCGTCCTGTAGTCCGTTAGAGGTCTAGAGAGGAACAGCATGGACGAGTGTTGTGCATCAGGTTCGTGTGAAGTCTGTCGGCGGTCAAGCGGATACAGCCGGGAGCGGCGTGAACGAATCCAGCGGGACGCCGAAACCTACGATCCACCGTGGGTGCGCGAGCATCGCCGCGACGGATGGTACCGCTGAGGTCTGGAGAGGATGAGCATGAGCATCATCGGCTTCAAGGCTCAGAATCATCCGCAGCAGCCAGTCAGCGACGAGGTGGACGATCGTGGCACGACAGCGGAGGATTTCGCGTGGTTCAACACGTTGGGTCCGTTCACGCTGGATGTTGCCGCCGCACCACACAATGCGAAGTGTGACCGCTACTTCACGGTGCGCGATGACGGACTGCGTCAGTCGTGGTCCGGGGAGCGCGTATGGTGCAACCCGCCATACTCCAACATCGGAGCCTGGGTAGAAAAGGCTTGGCAGGAACACGAAACCGCAGACGGCATCGCCATGCTGTTACCGGCTAATCGCTGCGAGCAAGTCTGGTGGCAGCGATGGGTAGAAACGCGCCGCGACGAGCCCACGTCGCCGTTGTGTGTGACATTTCTGCCTGGGCGAATGCGGTTCATCCGTGCCGGTTCTACCCGTGTCGGAATGAATGAGCGACCGCCGTTTGGATGTTGTCTGCTGACCTGGGGACTCGGATATCTGGCGCCGCGTCCAGAGCCGACACTGTTCAACCCAGAACCTAGGGATTAACAGTTTGGCCGACGAAACGCACGGTTATCGGTGAAAGGATCGACTGATGGATGAGTTTGATCGCGAAGCACTGGCGGCGGGATTCCAGCCAATCAATCCCGACTGGCTGGATGCCGAACCTGTCGGCCAGTGCCGCCGCTGTGGGCGCAAAACATGGTCTGACATGGAAATCGGTCGAGAGGACCGCATGACACAACCCGACGGTGATCCGTGCGGTGGCCGGATCGAAGCAACCGGCGCAACCCTGCCGCCGATGTTCCTGGACAACCCGACGTAAGGCATGAGTTATCGGCTGACCGCTAACCGTGCGGTTACCGACCGAAACGAGGGCAAGTGAGTACCGTGATTGACCAGCAGACTTACGTCACTGATCCTGCACCGCAGGAGCCATCGAGTGACGCGCCGCGATGCGAATTCAAGCTTTACCCGAGCCCCGATGAGGTGGTGTTCTGCGACCGACCTGCCATCGCCGTGCTCACCGCGCCATGCTGCGGGCAAAGCACCCACATCTGCGCGACATGTATCGGCATCATGCCGCACTCGGGGTGGCACCTATGCCTTGGCTGCGGTGTGAAAACAGACTGCCGCTGGACCCCGATGGAATTCGGAATCCGCTGGCTATGACTGACCGTTAAACCTAGAGATTGCCGCGTCGAACCTTCCGCCAGCGCGCCGACAGCGTGTACGTGTTGGACGGCTCCAGCCACTGCACCCGCAAACGTCCACGCCGGCGGCGTATGTAGAGCCGGTAGATGATCAACTACCGACAGCTGGTTCGGCTGCCTGCGACACTTCCATCGGCCCCGGAGCCTGCTCGTCGGTGGCCGCGGCCGTCTGCTGCTCGCTGGGCGCGGGCCGCGAATAGGCGCCGTCGATCTCGGGGCGCTGTGACTCGTCACCGAGCGGAAGCTTCTGGTTCGGTATCAGGATGGCGGTGATGTTGCCGCGGGTCTGCACCACATTCGCTGGCGCGCCCGGCTGGGTGGCGGCGTAGTTGTGGACCTGCTGGCCGCCGATCGCCGCGTTGAGCATCGCTGTCCAATACCCGGGCGCCGAGGTTTTGTCGGGCTGATCGGACCAGCCGTCATATTCGTTGGCGACCATCGTCACCGCGTTCGGTGTGTCCCACGGGATACCTTGGCCGGCGTCGACGAGCTGCTGATTACGGAACAAGGTGTCACCGCACAACACCAGCTTCACCCCGCCCGGGAGCGGGTGCTGGCTCATAAACAGTGAAATGACCTGCACCCCGAGCGAGAAGCCCATCAGCGTGTCACCCGGCTTGATCGTGCCCTGTTGCACGAGCGCCCAGATCGCGTCGGCGCCCTTCTGGTTATCGGCCGGCAACCCGGTGGAGGGGTATTGCACCTTCTCGCACGGGCACTCGCTGCCGCCGAGTTGCAGTTGGGTGATGGTCGGCTGCCACCAGGCGACGACGCCGTCCAGGTCGAAGGGCTCCACGGTGTAGGTGGTGTCGGCGTGCGCTGGAACTCCCAGCAGTGCGGCCAGAGATAGTGCGAGCGCGGCTATGAACAGTTTCATGTCAACCCTCCTGGGTTAGTGGCCCGGTGGTGCGGTGTTGTCGGGGTTGGGCAAGGTGGGGTTCAAATTGTTACCTGGCACCACATACCCCGGAGTCCCTGGAACAGGAGGTGCGATGGGCGGTGGGGGTTCAGGAGCGCCTGGGGGTGGTTGCCAGTCGGGGAGTAGTTCGGGTTTCGGGGCGATGGTTTTGCATTTCGCGGGCACGATGTAGGACTTCCACGCCCCCGGCGGGTTCGGGGGGTCACTGATCGACAAATCCGGGCAGGCCCAGTAGGTGATCACCCTCAACACCCCCACAGGGGAGGTGATGGAGGCGTTGAACATCATGATCGACACACCCACATTCGCCGTCCACATCCCACCCCCCATCAGAGAGAGCCAATGCGATCCGTTGATCTCCGTCGGCCCAGAACACGAGTAGTCGTACTCGCCGAACGCGGCCCCGGAGCCGCCGATCATCGGATAGTCGCACCCGCCGGGGCCGGGAACGCTTCCACCAATATCCGCATGTGCAGGCGCGGCGAGGAGGACTGCCGCCGCGGGGATGAGTAGGAGGCGCTTCATCTTTTGAGCCGCCGCAAACCAACACCGAGGCCGTGGATAGGGTCCACCCACGGCGGGATACGGGCCGTGAGATGAGCTGCGACTGACCCGATCACCGCATATGCCACAACGGGATGCTTCTTTGCATACCGTGCGGAGGCTTCGGACAGCATCTCGCCGGGCTCACACAGGACATCCCACGCCACCACCCCGACCGCTAGCGTGATCCACGCCCGATCAGCCGGCCGTAGCACGCAGCGACTCCCTCGCCGTTTTGATAGCCGCCCTAGTCGCCGACCGAACCTCCACCGGATCAATAGCCTCAGGAGCACTGAGCAGCGGGATTATCTGGTCCTCTAATTCTTCGAGGAGGAGATAGACAACCCTGCGGGTGTGCTCAAGTTCTTTGCGGCATTCCTTGGATTCCGCACGTGCGTCGGCGGCCTCTTTTTTCGCCACGTCATAGTGGTTGCGGGATTCCCGATACCACGTCTGGGAGTCTTCGGCCTGGCGGGCGCGGCGATCCTCAACCTTTTTGGCCGCGGCGTCCTTCTTGTCCTGTTCCTTCTTCTGCCTGCTCGCCAGCCACAGAGACACAACCCCCCACATTCCGGTGCTGCCGAGTGCGGTGATGAGCGCCAGAACAAACTCATGGCTCATTCCGGTGCCTCTAGACGGTCATGTGCGGTGAGTGAGGAAGAGTGAGCGAACGCCTGAGCCCCCATGTACATCATGAACGGGGCTTCCATTAAGCCTTGGTGGCCGAGGAGCCCTTCAGCGCCCAAAGTTATGCCGGCGGTCCAGTACACGAAGCCGGTGAGGAACAGCAGGATGGAGATGATGCGTGCGCTCAGATCCAGCCGCAGCGCGAGTATGAGCAGGATGCCTAATCCTGTGCAGCACACGCCCATACCGAAACCGTTAGGCGGGATGTACTGCTGAAAGTAATGCCACGACGGGCCGTACCAGTATTCCGGGGCTGCTATCAGAACAGCACCTAAACCTACTGTCCAGGCGGCGTAATTCCAATACAGCGGACCGGTGTTCATGGTGATCGGCCGCCGAGGTAAAGCGTTGCCCTTCTTGGTCAGCGACAATAAAGGGACCAGGGATGTGAGAGCCCCCACCGAGAGGGATACGATTGCCGCTATCAGGATCACCGCGACAGCGGTCATGGCTTGATCTGTTCTGCGGTAACAATTTTCACGACACCCTGCACCGTGAGAAGCAGGCAACCTATGACGTAGGGGACGATGACGAAGATGCTGTAGGTGCCCTGCCCCCATGCGGCGGCGGTGATCGCGGACACTTCATAAGCCAGCAGAATGAAGAACATGCAGGCGAGGCCACCCGTTTGAAGATGAACACCGTGCCGAACCAGCCTGATCGACTTGGCTTTATCCTCGATAGTTAAGCCGCACATAACAATGGACGGGGCGATGATGTGCAGCCAAACCCACGCATCATAAACACGCTGGCCCATCACAGGCAGAACGTAAGTGACTGGTGCGGCGAAAAAGGTGCTGTAGATGCCCCAAGTCAACAGTGCTACAGAGTAAACCCAGACGAAAGGGCGCACTCGGTCACTGAGGATCACCCGCCGCAGGGTGGCTTTGATCTTGTCCAACAGACGGGACCGCGTTTTCATCAGCGACCCATATGGACGACAACCTCATTCACGATGGCGATCACCAAAGTCAGCACAACACTCACCCCAGCGACCACCAGTGCGATAGTGGCCCGCGAATCAGCACGCTGATCGATCACTTCATCGCGGGTCAGAGCTGCCCCCAACGCTTTCGACTCAACCGTTGTCATCCGATCCTTCAATTCACCGATAGCCGAAGTCTGGACGCCCTGAGCCAGATCGTATGCAGCCCCCAGGGACGCAACGGATTCCTTCGCAGCCAGCAGCGCGGCATCGAGGGCCTTTTGGTTGTCTTCTTTGGACTCAAGACGGCGGCTCTCAATGAGGTCGAAGCGCAGGTGGATGAGCTCTTTTAGATGCGCGATCTCCCGGTTCAATTGCTCCGTCGTCAGGAGGGTGGGATCAGGCCGAGGCTTCAGGTCACGAAGCAGATCATCGCCTTCCACAATGCCCTCCCTGAATGGGAGCCGTCCGGAAGTCAGTCATCTCCGAGCGGATCTACCGGATTCCAGCCATGCACAGCGGTCAACATCGGGGAGCCCTTCTGCCCAACCTCAATGCTCGACAAAGAAGCCACCACAGACAGCACGGCACCGGACAAGGCGAACCCGGAAACAGCTTTCCAATCCAGATGCCACGCATCGACAGCGCTTCCACCGATAGCGGAGCCGCCGCAGATCGCCGCACCGCGCACCGCCAGCTCAGCAGTATTCCGCCAAAACTGAACGGAGAAAAGGGTGCTCACAGGTTCAGTTGCTTCTCAACCGACTCAATCCAAGTCAGCGCAGCCTGCACCTTGATCACATACGGCACGGGGTAGAAGCCGTCGACCTTTTCGACAAGACTCAACACGTCCTGCAGACCTGCAGTGATCGCGACGGCGTCGCCTTCAATCTTCGATTCATCAATGTTCGCCATGCTGGTTTCCTCCTGTTGTGTGGTGATAAATCAGATCGGGCCGAATGGTTCTGTCTGACTTCCCGCCAAGGCGACGAAGTTGTAGATCGGTGTCGGATCGTAGGTGTAGTGGTCGGCATTCCCTGTCGCGGCGAGGAATTGGAAGCCGTTGATGATCGCGTCGAAGGTGTTGATCGGCGCGTCTAGGTCCATGAACACATCCCACGCCGCCAAAGGTGTCAGGTTTTGTACAGCGTTGAAGATGGTCTGTTCCACCGACCCAACCCCGTTCTGTGGCGCGTTCGCGTACAGCTCCGTAGCGCCAACATCCGGGTTGTTGGTGTTCACAAAGTCACCCCAAAAATGTGTGACCGGAGTAGACAGGCGGGGCTGGACCTGCTCGAGTGTCAGGTTCACCGGCCCATCGCTATTGGTGCCCTGCGCGATACCGCCCGTCTGCGAACCATCCTTAACCCCTGGGATGGGCCATCCGGCGAATTCGTTACCGGACGCAAATCCCTCCGGCCGTTGAGGATTCCCAAGCACAGCCACACACACGATACGAGACAGGATATCCATCCTGTTGAACTGATAGCACCACTGAACGAATTGCGCAATCACCATCGCGCCCTGCGAATACCCGATAAGGACAAGGGAATTCTCGCCGTAGGTTTGCCCCGGCGTGATCTGGAAACCCGGATAAGTTTCCCCGGTCGTCAGATATATCAACGACTGCACACCCATCGTCACAGACGGCCCCATAGGGAAAGTCGCCGCAGGAAAATCCCCGACGGGTTGCCAAAAGTACCGATCCGGTTGATTGGCAGCTAGATTGGAGCCGATACCTGCCGGCTGCGGCGGGGCGGTATTCCACAGGTCGGAGCCTGTACCAGCGACGGTCAGAACAACATGACGGCTCACAAATGTGCCTAACTGTTGGGTTTCTCGGACGCGATGAACGTCAGAATGTTGGCGACGGAGTTCTCCTGCGCCGCAAGAGCATCCACAACCGTCAAGTTCTCCCCCGCGCTATTGGTGCCGAGCTGCGGCCAGCCTTGAAGGTTCGGGCCCCGCAGCTGGACTTGGATGTCCTGCACCACCGCCAAAATCTGTGCGAGTGTCGGATCTGGTTGGGTCACTGTGCCTCCTGTGTCGATGCCGCATGCCGTAGCGAACGTTTGGGGTGTGTAGCCGTCTGCGGAGTTCATGTCGCAAGTCCCGAACGGCGGACAGCCATCAGGCAGCCCAGACGCCGCGCCGTATCCGGTGCCGTCTGTGTACTGGTGCGCGAGTTTGATCAGGGTGGGGTCGTCGGGGTTGGCGCCGTACCCGGCCAAGATCCATTCCAGGTGGGCGGGTTTGAACTGCCACATCGTTTTCTCGTCACCCAGGTTGGCGTAGGCGATGACACGTTGTTCGTTGCCCAACCAGGCTGCGAGGGTTTGGTATTCGCCGTCCAGGTCAGTAGTTTGATCGACGTCGGGGTTGCCGCCGGATTCGAGGTCGATCATGGTGACCATCTTCGGATGCGGTCCGCCCGCGGCATTGACCATCTGCATGTGGGTGTTGGAGCCGGTAGCACCGGGGCGCCAGTAGAAGTAGACGATGAAGCATTCCAATGTTCCTGCATTGCAGGCGTTGACGCACCACTGGTAGTTTTGGGTGAAGTTGTGGTCTTCATAGGTGCCGTCGTTGGAGCGGATCGACAACACCGGATACGGATACGAATCGTTAACAGCGGTCTGAAATTCGGACACGTCGGCGAAGAGTGTGTAGACGGGCTGTGTCACTGCTTCTCCTGTGAGGTATCGGCGTGCTGTGTTGTAGGGGCCGGCATCGTTGACCGGTACTTCTTCGATGGGCACCCCGTAGGTGGAGGCTTCGATCACATTCCCGCTACCCGAATACAGGGCCACATGCGAAGCATCTGGGTAGTAGATGATCAGATCCCCAGGCTGCAGGTCGCTGTACGCTACCGGAACCCCACCCGCGGCTTGCGCCTGGGAGGTTCGTGGAATCGCTATACCGATCTGCGCGTACGCCCACTGTGTGAGCCCCGAGCAGTCGAACACGGTGGGTCCTTCAGCACCCCACCCGTAGGAGTCGCCGATCTTCGACCGCGCCACATCCACAACTTGCTCTTGTTGTGTCACAACCGGTCCCACGGATTCCGCTGCCGAATCAACCTGACCGTCATCCCACCCGAGACGTGCGGGGCCGAGTGGTAGTGGCGTTTCATCTCCGCGAACAACACCGCCAACCAGGCTTTCGCCTCATCGCTTAACTCATCAAGCAGCGGATTCGGCACTACGTTTCGCTGTTCCGCCGAGAGCTTCGATGTCGCCGCGTAATGCGTCTATGTCGATGTTGTGGTTGTCGACATCCTCTTGGGTGATGATGACCCACGCTTCTTCAACGCATTCCGCCGTCCACCCCGTCGTGGCTGCTTGGTCAGCGCCCCATGTGACATAGCCGTCCAGGCTGTGACCGTCGGCTTTAACGAGGAGGACGCAGTGCCCGTCATTAGGGTCGGACCGCTGCCCGTCCGCGACGGTCCACGGCTGGTGTCCGGAGAACAGTTCGTCGGCGTCGTCGGTGAGGGACACCCCGCAATACACGCCGGTGAACGCGGCTAGCGCGGCGTCGAGTTTAGTGCGGTCCGTGTGGTCGACCGGGGCGAACGCCACAATCTTCCCGACATGAAACCAATGCAGCAAAAGTTTGGCGATGTTCGCGCCCTGATCCACACCCCGGTCATACGTCAGGTATTCCTCAACCAACTGGTTTGAGGTTTCCCACGTTTCGACTTCCTGACCGCGGGCGGATTTCGCCATCCGATAATGCTGCCTACCCGCGAAAGTGCAGTTATGGGAGAGCATTCCCTCTGCAACGAAAGTCCGGGTGGATGTCTGAATCGCCGTAACCCACTGCTCTCCAACGTCCTTACGCTCCACGATTTGCACCGGATTGGCGATAACGCGCCGTAGGTGTTCGGGTTGAAACAGATCAAGTAGACGCTTCGGGCGCACGTGCCCTAGGAACTTGGCGGTTTCTCGCCGGCCGCCCAGAAGGACGAGCCGGTCGTAGCCCTTGGTCGACAGGCTGCTGTATGTCATAGTGCGGCGAGCCACGCGGTATCCGTGGTGGTTCAAGATTCGGGCTACTTCGGAAAGCATCCGGTTATCGCGCTGTGAGAAGATGACGGATTTCAGCGCGCCAGTGCTGGTGGAGCGAGATAGGCAACCTTCTCCGTCGAAGGCAGCTGCTAGATACCCGAGGTCATATGAGTCTTCGCTTTCCCAGGTTGGGAAGGCTTGGTAGAGGGCGCTGTCTGATCGCATGGCGTCAGTTCGTAGCCATGCCCCACCCGCTGACATGCCTCGGCTTCCGCGGTACCACTGATGGTCGAAAGAAGAACGGATTATTGTTCCGTCTTCTAGCTCGAGGTCGTAGCAGGGCTTGCGTAGCGCCTTTACTGCTTCGACCCTTGAAGTTAGGAACCGCCGTCCCTGTCCCCTGTTGATCGGAGTTTCCTCAAACCCCACCAACTCGTCGCCCACTCTCAATGACGAGATCGGCACCCACCGAAGGTCTGCCGTCAGCACGCGGGTATCAGGGCCAAGGCAGTTCCCGACACCGTCGGGCTGCACAGTGCAGGTCGGGTCGGGTCCGTTGCCGAGCATCCCCCAGTCGGTGATCCCACCCGTGACGTCGACCGGATATTCCACTGGAGGCAATGGGGCGTATTCGTGTACGAACTTGAGGGCCAACCGCTTCGGGAGGGCTGGGAGACGTCCCCGTTTACCGGGGATGCGAGGCGGGGTCATATGAGTCTTTCGTCCTCTTCGTCCCAGTCAACGGTGGGGGCAATGAACGGGGCCACCAGGAACAGCACCAACTCGAGGACACCCACCAGGGCGAGCAGGATGATGCCCGCGTCGATGACATACCGGAGAACACTCATCCGATCAGCCCTCTCACATACCGTTGCGCTTCAAAATCGCTGGAGGACAGCAGGTGCACTCCGTGCGCCCCTCGATGATGCTCCAAGCAAAGCCATGTCAGATTTGCCCCCGACTCCACCCACGCACCAACAGTGTTTGGGTCGGAGACGCCGGGGTAGTCGACCTCAAGCCACGCGAGGTCCACACCGTTTTGCAACGCGAATTCGATGTGGCTGTGGTGGAGTTCGAGTTGGCCTTTGCACTCGGAGAAATCGTTGCGGTGCAGTCCGATCGCGCACTTCGCTGTCTTGCGGGTGCGGCGGCGGTAAGCGTTAAAGTCCTTGTAGTGGATATCGGTGCGGCGTTCTGGGTGCGCAGGGTAGTGAACCAGATAGGATTTCGTTTCCTTCTGGTCGTGCGCCGGGGTAGTCATGTCCCTGGGGTGTAGAGGTCGTCCCAATGGTCAACGTCGGCAGTGGTTTTCGTGACCGCACCACTACCCGTAGTAGCGACTAGCCATGCGTGTATGGCGAGGGCGCCGACTTCAGGAAACTCGGTGCGTATCGCCACAGCACCCGTGGACGGGTCACGCTTTACATGACTTGTCTGATAGTCCACCTAGTTCTCCAATTCCACGGTGATACCAGCCCACTGCAGATTGGTGCCGCCACCGCTTGCAGAAGAAGTTGCGCCGAAAGACACCGACGACGCCCCCGCAGCATCACCGATCACCACAGCACCGCCGCCCGAGCTTGCGTTGTAACGCTGCGTCTGGGTATAGGCCGAAAGCGATTGCGACCCAGAACTGATTTCAGCGCAGAACGCGCCGACCACCATATTTCCGGTAACGGATGCAGCCGACATAGACAAGGTATCCGAGCCGCCACCCAAGTTTGGGCCGACAGTTCCCACCTTCGACGCGACGTAAGAAACCGAGTTGCCCATCAACTGGCTGAAGTTCGCGCCGCTCACCGAAACGGCCACCGTCTTAGCACCAGATGCCGGTGATTTCAGCCACCACGCCTCAAGCACACCAACACCCAAGCCACTGGACGCAGACGAGGTTTCCTTCTGAATCATCGTCATAGCAGTCCCGCCGTATGTGACGGAACTCGATGCGGTCTGGCCGGGACTGACGACGTAACCGATAAATACCAGCACACCGAGATCCCCCGTGGCGATTGTGTGCGACCACGAAAGCGACGACGATGTAGCGCCGAACAAGTTACCCGCATTATTGCCCGCACCGGCAGCCCCGAATGTCACTGTGGCACCGGCACCCCCGACAATAGCGGACGTCGGGATCGCCGCCGCAATAGTCGGGATGGTCGTGACCGGGTTGCCTGTGCCGCCCGCACTCCATGCGGTGTTCAACCCGTCGATCGTGCCTTGCGCCAACGTATTCGCCGCCGAGGCACTCGATATCGCTATCGACGCATTCGTTCCCGCCGTCGTCGCCGCAGCAGACGCAGCAGAAGCTGTGGTACCGACATCGGAGACTGGGTTACTTGGCGCCGAGGTGGAGTGGACGACACCGAACAAAGCAAGAATATCGGCAATCGCCGAATACCAGGTTCGGACACCGCTGATGGTGGTAGTCGGGCCATCCGACGGAGATCCCACCGGATAGGTGGTGTGGAACAGGTCCAAATAGATGGAGACGTCGGTCATCCACCGGCCCCACCAAGCGTTCTGGGTGGTGGCTTGGGTGTTCACAGATGTCACATCCGAGCCGAGGCTCGAGCCGCCCAACACGTTCCCGATGTTCGTCGGCGTCATCTGCCCCGTAGTGGGGCTGATCCCCAGTAGGGTGTTGAACAGGTTTTGCAGCGTAAAAATTGCGCCCGACGACAGCCCGGACTCCGTGGTGGAGTAGGTGGTCCACGCCGTCTCCAACGCAGTAATGAACGTTGACCAGCTGGTGTAGCCGGTGATCGCCGCTTCCCACGACGTCAACAAGGTTGCGAACGCCGCCTCAGATGCTGTTGAATCCGCTTGCAGCGCAGCGACATCGGTGTTTACCGTCCCCAGCTCAGTTTGCACCGCATCGTAATATGTCGTTGCGTCGTTGTTGTAGGCATCAATAGTGGACTGTGACACCCCCAGCGCCTTCAAAATGGCGTCCATCAGTTTCAGGGTCATCGCCAACGGCAGCGACTGCGCCCACGCCTGCAACTGACCCCCGGAGTACAGCATCTGCTGCGCACCAATACCGGCCGGCTGTACATGGATCGCCGGGTTCGGCGTGATCGGGAACGTCACGACGGCGGAACCGGGCTAGGTGTCAACTGAAACGAGGTGGTCGCTGACGATGTGGCCCACGAATCTGTGGTGTTCGCGGTCTGCGTAGCGGACAGAACAATCGTTGCGGACGAGTTAGCCGCGACCTGCCCATACCCCGATGCTGAGCCGGCGGGGATACCGGACTGCAGGACAACAGTTTGGGACGCCTGCCCAGTGACACCGAAACCCACACCGACCTGCTGCCCGGACGCCGAACCGAGATTCGCCGTCAACTCGATCACCGTGTTCACGGTTCCTGTCACAACGGTCTGCCCGAACATCACCGGTGTCCACGCGAACGGCAACGCCGGAACCGAGATCGACGTCAACGTTCTCGGGGTGTTTTGCGCGGTGAACCCTGATGTGTTGTTGATCGTGGACGGCCAATACGTGGCCCCCACATATAGGGGTTGGTATTCGAACTGGTTGGAGATGGCGTTCCACACCAAAGTCCAGTTGTTCGTCGCCGTCCCAGACAGATCCGTAGAACCGGCAATCGAATACGAACCGGCGGTACCGGCTTCACCGGAGTTCACCCAAATATCCAAGTCGTACACCGACGCAACCCCAGGACCCCCAGGCGCGATTGGGGTCCACACCGACGACGGGGACGGCAACGCAGTCCCCGCCGGAACAGGATGGGTGGTGATATTCCGCAAAACAGGGGGCAGACCTGGCTGGCCCTGCAACAACGCTGGCAACGTTCCCAAACCCCCAGCGGGGGTGATGATGATGACCGCGGCACCGTTGGACTGGTCGAACGCATTCTCGACGGTGATGGTGGCGTTGGATATGACGAGTGAGTTACCGTCCACCGAAATACCTGGTTGGGTCACCCGAAACTCCTAGTTGTCAAAGCTCATTAGTTGTAAGACAGCGTCTCGATTTGAAATGCTTTTTCTGCATTCACAAGCTTGCGGTAGATTTTTGCCACGGGATTCTCCACGAACGTCCCATCACCCACCGTCACCTCAAGCCTGCCTAGACGTGTGGTGCGGTCGTCGGTGTACACGACGGAGTCAATCCAATCCGTATACAGCTGGCCGCGATTCGCGAACGAAGCGAGCTGTCCGACGAAAATATCCACCCCGAGCGTGTAGGGGAACCCGTTGAGCCACGTCCACTGATACGTGTACAAGCCCCGCGTGTCCCACATCGCCCCCATGAGGGCAAACCACTCATCCAACGTGTACGCACTGCAACCGGTTTGGACGAAGAACTCAGGGAACCCGTACGGCCCTAAATCGAGTCGTCGGCCACCGTTTTCGATCTGTTGGAAGGCCAGGATTACGTCATCTATGACCCCGTTGAAAAGGTCGTCGGGCACGCCTGAGATTCCGATAATGGTGGTGAGAGCGTCGATAGCCCACGACGACGTAATGTTCAACAGGTCGTCTATCCACTGAGGCGATTTCCCGCCTCCAACCACGGTGTAGGCCAACGGGTGTCGGCCTTTGATGGAGTAGTTGATCAGTCCGGATCGTGGGTCGTCGGTGAACAGCACCCACGGTTGGACGAAGTTGATTCCCAGGACGGGGGCGATGTTGATGCCTTGGGGGGCGTATTCGTTGCCGGGGTTGAGGAAGGGGGCGAGCATGTCCCCCACATCGGAGGCACTTAGGTCAACGACGTCCTGCAAAATTCCGTCCAGGAACGACCCCGAGGGGCCTGTCACTCCGAGGTTGTTGGTGACCTCTACAAGAATGGTGGGGGTGGTGAGGGTGGCTGAGAGTCCTTGTGGTTGGGCGTCTCCGAGGAGCCACAACCCCACGCTCACGTTCGTGCCGGTGTCTTTGCACACCTGCTCGATCAGGGTGTCGAGCTGATCCATCCTGCCTGAAAAACTCACCCACGGTGACGTGTCGTAGATAGGGTCTACGGGGACAACCACAATGGGGGTCATCAGCATGGTTGTCGGGTTTCCGTTGGACTCCAACAGGGTTCCGAACCAGGCCCTCCAATCCAAATCCAAAGATCCGAGGTTGTTGGACAGTTCCCAAATCCCCGACTGCAACCGGAACGCCTGCTCAGTGATGAGAGTGGCGACACACGTACAGGCAGGACCTAAATACAAAGCCTCATCGGGGAATTGCGCCTGGATGGGCAGTGTGAAATTCGGCCAGCACAAAATCTTGGACAGCCACATGTAGTCGTCGGCGAGCGTCAACACGACTGTGTTCACGGGGCGGTCGGCGCCGTGGATCATGGACAGCCGGTCCTCGCACGCGATCACCCGACCCGACCAGCGGACAGTCCCGGTTTCGATGGTGATCGGAACCGTCGTGTTGGGGCAGTTCAAAAAGATAGGAATATTGGAGTCGGTGCCTTTGAGGATGATCTCCCCGCCACCAACCTTGTTACGGGCTAGCTGGAACGTCAGGGAAATGTAGTCGTTGATCTCCCCTTGAGGGACATATGTTTTGGAGTAGAAAACGATTGTGACGTCGTCGGGGGCGTTCTGCGCCACATCCCCGACAATCGACGCGGCCCCCATCTGAACTTCGGGAACACCGGACTGCAGCAGTTCCAAAAGGGTTTTCCCCGAAGCGAACTGGCCCTGCGAGTATGAAACCGGAGGCTGGAACGGTAGCAACACCTGGTCAGGCGGGTACGGGATGTTCAACGGCTGCGGGTTAACCGGCTGTGTAAGATTCGCTGGCTGCGTCACCAGGGCCACGTCCTGTACGGGGTAGCCGCAGCCACAATCTGCGAATCACTATTTCCGCCCGTGATCCCGACTGTGATGTATTGGGTCACAGCCGGATAGCCGTCCTGCTTAGGCGGCAAAACTGACGCCGACGTGAACCGGCGACTCAGCAGCGAATACAACGGGCCTTGCGGCGGCAGAATCCCATACGCTGATTCCAGAGCCGTTAAAGACGGGGGTACGGGGGCTTGGCCGATGGAGGTGTTGACCCAGGTTTGGATCATCTGCTGGAACGCCGTCAACAACTGCGCCGGCTGCGAAGGCGACAGATCCACCACGGACCGAATGCGTGGTTGCGTGTAGATCAACGCCATCTGCCCGGCCTCCAACGGGCCGAACGTGATCGGCGAACCAGCATTCGAAATCATGCCCTGCGCGGTCGGAACCGCGCCGTTACCCAAAGTGAACGTTCCAGGCCCCGTCACAAGAAACCGCGGGAATATCGGTCGTGTACCGAAATTCGTTAACGGGCAGAAACCCGTCCCCGCACCACCAACCAGAGCGGTTTGAGGAAAAACACTGGTGGTGTCGATGCCCTGCCAGAACGCGTTATCCCCCCTACAGGTCCACTCAAAATCCAACAACCGGTGCAACGACGGGTCCTGAATAAGCTTGTCCGGGATGGCTTTGTACTGCCGGACAGGCATCCACCACTGCCCCAACTCCTGGGTCGTCACATTCAACGCCCCAACATTCGGCGGGTTCCACGACGAAATCCAGGTGCGGACCGTGGTTCGCAGCGACTGCGGGGTTTTCCCCGACGCCTGCAGCGTGAGTTTGATGATGGCCGGGTCGAAGACGGTGTCCAGGTTCGTAATACCGTCCTGGCGTGCGCCCTGCTCATCCAACAGCACCAACGGTGCCTGGAATCCCTCCGTCCCAACAAGTCCAACGCCGTCCTGACACGACAGGATAGGGGCACGGCCGCCTTGCAGATAAAACGTTGAGCTGTCGGCACCCACAAACGAAATATCGGGAACAACACCGGACATCAGACGGGCCGCACCCAAAGGGGTGATCGTGTCGGGAGGAAAAACAGGCACGGCTACGGCACCGACATCGTCATAGCAGGAAGAGTGCTCATAGCACTAGTCGCCGAACCCTGCTGCGGCTGCTGAGGATTCGTGACCTTCACATGCATCGGATCGTCTTTATCCCCAGACGGCCCTGACGGCGACTCCCCCTGTGGCTGTTGGTCGTCGGGTTTCTGGTCCGGTTTCTTCGGGGGCTGCACCGAGCCGGCAAGGTTGGGGATTTGGTTCATCTGACCCAACGCCCCGCCGACGAGTTTCCCTATCCAGCCGCCCATCGGATTCACCGTGGGGGCGCCCATCATTCCGCCACCCAAACCGAACGTCTCGAACGGTGCCGTCGCCAACGCTGCGACCATCTGAGTGCTTTTCTGGACAGCGAGGTTGGATTCCTGCACCGCCATCTGCGCGGCGATCGAACCCCCACCAAACCCGGCAACCCCCGCCGCTGCGACACCGGCTTGTTCCGCGGCGCCGATGATTCCGCCACCGGAGATGCCGCCGCCCTGACCTGAACCGAACTGCTGCGGCTGAATCGGCCCGTTACCGCCCCCAGCATTGTTAGGGGTTGTGGGTGGGGTGGACAGGGTGGTGTTATTCGGGTCACCACCAACCCCACCGGGGCCCCCCGTGCCCGAGTCAAAGCCTTTATTCAGCTGAGATACCAAGGACGGAACACCGGGAATACCCATTGCTTTGGGGTTGAGAACCCCTTCCGTGCCTTCGAGGCCGACCATTCCACCGCTAGGAAGAACCCCAATCATGTTGTCGTAGCCCGGTGCATCGCCAGGCAGGATTCCGCCCTCGGAGTGTTTGTCCTTTGGTGCCAATAGATCCAGTGGGTTCGTGAAAGATGTTGGTCCATGAGGGGTATTGAGCACGGGGGCGCCCGCCGCCGGACGGGCACTAGGAACCGACGACGCCGATGAGCCGACTCCGAGGCTAGACAGCGAAACACCGCCCAGGCTGACACTGCTAGCCACAACCGTGGCTGATCCTGCCGAGACGTTTGCCTGCTGCGCCTCAACATTGGCGCTCCCGCTGCGCGCTGGTAAATCATCGGAGTGGCTGATCCCCGTGCGCCCTGTCGGGTTTTTAGGATCACTGGGCATGTCTAGCGGCGCGAATGCCGGCAGCGAAGGCAGTGCGGCGACAGGTGATAGGGAGCCCATCCTGGGCTGATCGAACGGCGACACAATCGGCTGCTGCGGCCCGTCCGGTATTTTGTAACCCACTGCGGATGGGATGTCGAGAGCCGGGACATGCCCCACACCAGCGTTGAACAGGCCGGTCCCGATCCGGTCGGCAATACCGCCTGGTCCTGCAAGGGCCGTGGCCCCCAAGAGCGGCAGCGCCACTTCTGGACCTGCAAGCAAACTAGCCAGACCAGTGCCTTCAGAAAGACCCTTGACTTCGTCTACGAGGCCCTTGACTTGGTCGAAATTCCTGCTGATTTCGTCCAATGCCCCGCCGCCGGGAAGCCCTAATGCACCGAGCAGACCGGAGGCCCCGCCCAAACCGCCGCTAAGATCGCCGCTCCGAAAGGACTTGAAGGTATCGGCGAGAGTGTGCGCTTTGCCAATGACCTCATCGAGTCCCCCTAGGGCGTCCTCTAGCCCTAATGCTTGGCCGATCTTCCCGCCGAGGCCCTTACCTAGGGAAGTCCCCAGTCCCGTCCAGTCTTTGTTGAGAGCTTTACCGATGGCGTCATCAAGATCGACGCCGATCGCCGAACTCATATCACGCAGGGGCTGCCCCACGCTGTCGGAGATGACGGAGCCCATCTTTGTGCCGAGCTGCTCAAGAACACCGCTACTACTCAGCGCATCCATGAACTCGGGACCGACATCTTTAGCGACGTCTTTGAACTTGTCTTTAAGCCTGCTTACGGCGGAATCGGCAGCCGCATCATCGACGCGCGGGATGACATCAATGAAAATTTCGTCATCGGAGTCGTCCATCGCGCGTCACCCCCAGCGTTTTCTTAGGAAATATGTGGAACACGGGCGGTCGGCGCGTGCGTTAATACCGGTATGAAAATCAAGGAGTGGGCGCCGCTCGCGTTGATCGCCGCGACATGTCTGCTTGCCGAAGGCGCTGTCGTTGTTGCGTTGGCGTTCGGGCTGGGCAACTTGCTGTACAGCCACACCATTCCGGTTGTTCCCCCGGCGATACCGGGTATAGATCAGCTCCGTTAGCCGCCGATTTGGGCGATGATGCTGTCGTGGCCTTCCCGCATTTGTTGGCATTTCTCGTCTTGTTCCCGCTGCGCTGACGGGGATAGGACAGCCTGATATGTCAAGCCGCCTTGGCCGCTCAAGGTCCATACGTCGCTACGAAACGCGTTGATCGCGTTCAACGTCCACGCGCTCAGCTGCTGCTCTAACGGCCAGTCGTACTCTTCCGGGAAGTCAGCGAAGTAGGCCACCTTGAACGGCGACGTATTCGGAAGGTATCTGAGCAAGATGAGAAGGCGCCGGCTGGACATTTTGCCTTGGTACCAGTCGAAGATGTCGATGTTTCCTGGGCTCAACAGCAGGGAGGCTTCGATCTCCTCCGGGTAGTGAGCTACGAGTCCTTCGACGTCTGGTCTTTTGGGTCGGAACCCTCTTCCCCCTCAAGAGCATCGCCGCGCCTCAGTAATCCAATTGCCAACGCGATTTGACTGGATTTGCCGCCGCCTTTGATGAACCTGGCGTGTTCCTTCTTCCCCAACACAGCCCTAGCCAGGCGCGTGTTGTACGGTTCGGCGCCGTCTTCCGCAGCTTGCTTGACGGCTGCTTCGGTGGTGTCGTCCCACAACCATGGATGCAGAACTTCAACTGTGGAACCATCGGCTAGCTCAAGTTCAAGCCGTGAGGGGAGGCCGAGGGCTTCCAGCTGTTGTTCACCGTATTCGGCGGCTTTGATACGAAGATTCTTCATGGCTGTCCCTGATTTCTTGGCTGTGTGGTTTGGACCGGTTGGGGTGTCAGCACAGGCAGCACCCACCCCAACCGGGGCTTTAACTTGCGGTTGAGGTGAACGAGTTCGACGGAGCCGACGTAATCACCTGCGGGGTGGGTGATGTGGAGTCCGTAGCGGTCACCGTCGTAGCTGTGTATAGGGTCGACGCGGCCAAGGTGGTGCCCTGGACGGTGGTGGTATTCCCCGACACGGTGGGTGAACCCGTCAGGGTCAGTGCCGTAGTCGTACCGCCGGTCGTCTTCGACGCCGTGTAGGTAATGGGCGCGATCAAACCCTGCGGGGTGGTGAACGCGATGTTCACCTTCAACCCGGTCACCGGTGTTGCAACGGGGGCTGTGGGGAAACCGATTTCGAAGTTCGCCTCACCCTGCTGGCGCCATCCCGGACCATCCCGCAGTATCCAGCGCGGGGAACCGGTGTTGATGGTGCCGTCCGGGTTCGCGGGGGGAACCGAGTATTCATCCGGGATAGCGAAGGCTTTGACGGGGGTGCCGGCGGGGTCATCGATGTTCCATGGTGTCTTCCCGAAGTCCCCGATCAGAACCTTCGGGTAGATCCGCAGCGTGTAATAGTTCTGCCCCGACCGTCCGTCGACGGCGATGAAAAGGCTTTGCCGCCACCGCAAATCCAACTCAACGGGGGCCGAGGATGCGTACCCGATCTGGCCGACTTGCTGCAAACTCGACAGCGCAGCATTGGAGTACAGGGCATCCAAAACGGGGTTCTGCTCCTGGATCGTCGCCCCGATCTCTTCGGACTGCCCGGTGTAGTCGTACCGTGCGGGCCAGCGGGACTGCATCACCTTCACCGGTTTCACATCCAGCTTCGGGGTGAACTCCGGCCCCTTCGCGTCCATGTAGCCGAGGTCGTACCACTGACCGCCGGGGAACGTACTGGACATGAGGTTGGTGGCGAGGTTGCCGTCCGTCCCGAAAAACGACACCCCGGTCAGGGAGGTGGCGTCGAAGTTCCAGTCACGGATCAGCCACGACCCGTAGAGGGCCTTCCGGATGTTCTGTTCGTCGCCCTGAAATAGGGTGGGCCACAAGACGCCGTTAGCCATGAATGCCTCTCAAAAAGGAAGGGTTAAAAGGGTGTGCTCAGTAACCGAGGATGGACGGGAGACGGATGTCGAGGACGTAGCGTCCGACGTAGCGGTCTGATACTGCACCGCCCCCGGATTCCTGATATTCCAGGTATATGGGGGTTTGCTCAACCGTCATCCGGTTGATGTTCCATTGGGTACCGTTAACTGCGACAACGGTTTTCGAGTGCAGTCCGCGCATCGCATGATGCATCGACATTGCCACAGATTTCGCTGACGGCTGATCTGCTCCGAAGCTGTGAACAGAAACTGTGGCGTAGTCGATGATCCAGTCATCCCCGCCAGCCACCCGCTGCACCAACACAAACGGAAGCGAAGGCTGGGGCGGCATCCGGATTGACACGTTCCCCGCGGCCACAACATTCTGGCTGGACAGGTAGGCGATGACGAAACCCTCAGCGTCCAATTCCGGGGCGCTCATCTGAACTTCGCTCGAGTCTTGGCGCGCGGCGCATATTCGGGCATGTGGGCCGAGCCGAACTCGATCCACTTCGCTTTAAAATCAGTATCTTTGACCCGTTTACCGGGAACATCCCCAGACGGGTGGTCTTCGATGCTGATGGAGGCTTTGTAATCCCCCGGCGAACCATGAGAAGGCGCAGCCCTTTTCGGGGGCTTGTCACCGAACACCGGGGCGATGGACTGCCAGTATGCGGCGACCTTCTCGGCTTTCTTCTCCACCCCGGCCTGAACCTTCTTCGACTTCAACACCTTGACCCACTTAGGCATTGAGACCGCTGGGGTTCTCGAGGAGGATCTCCACATGATGTGGGGTTCCGTTGGCGCGGGGTTTGATCTTCGCCCCGAACACCCGATACGTGAGCCCTTGGGAGTCAACGAGGCGGTCGGTGGCTTTCGCCGCCAACGCCACAGAGGTTGGGGGCGTGATGAAATGATATTTTTCGATGGCGTAGTCAATGTTGGTCACTGCTTCTTTGACTTCCATCGGCTGCAGCGACCCATACAAGGTGGTGTCTGTGTAGGTGAGGGTGGCTACGTTGTTGTAGTCCAGCGCACCGTTAGCCGCGGTTTGGTAGGTGACTTGCTGGGCGCCGATCACAGATGCACCAGCCGGTACTCACCCAGCAGGGTTTCATCGAGCCACTTCGCCGGCCCGGTGGTGTCCCACTTGTAGCCGATCTCCCCGATCCGCACATCGGTAGCGAGCTGGGGGTTCTCCAAAAATAGTGCGGCACCGCGGATAGTGGCGTTCACAATCCCCGAAGGGAGGGTCGGCACGCCCTCTATCGGGTCGCCGCCGGGGAGAATGAACCCATGGGAGTAGGTGACCTGAAGTGATCTAGGGAGTCTCGGCCAGGACGGGACGTTACCGTAGTCGAAATAGCCGTCGGCGTTCGTGACCCCGGACCAGAAACTAGACCCAGTGACCCCGAAGTAGCCGTAATATTTAGTTGTGTCGTACAGCAGGCCATCCTTAGCCCACTGATAGTACTGCAGCGCAACCCATTCCAGACCGGCGTCATATCCCGCCATTTGTGCTAATACCTGAGACACATTCCACACCGGCGGATTTGGGAGCATCGCCATCGCTTTGCCGCCATCCCCGCGGTAGGGGTTGATGAACACCACATCGGATGGGTTGTAGGCGAATCGCCGCTCACAGTAGGCTTCGATGGATTCCGAAGCCCAATCCAGAGCAAGCTGCACCTCATCCTGGGTGTGGGCGCCGACGATCATCGGCATGCCCATCACCTGGGATGCGGGAACAAGGCTCACTTCGTCTGAGCTGCCGAGCTGCCCTTGGGCTTCGCCTGCTCAGCAGGCTCAACCACCTTGGCGTGAATCGGGTTGTCGGCCAGGAACTTCAGCCGCGATTCCACCTCGGCGCCATGCTGGTGGGGGCGTTTCCCTGTCGGTGCCGGACCGGCGGTGCCGTGGTCGTGCTTGCGACCATCGTCCTCACGCTCATCAACGGGAGGTCCTACTTTGGTTACATCTTTGTCAGTCATCGTCCTTGGGCTCCTTGCTAGGTACTGACATGGTTACTTTGCGGGCCAACGCGATCCGCTCCTCATTGGTGAGGTGTTCGTACACCTCGGGAGGTGGCCCGTAGCTGTTAATGGGTTCTCCCCATTGCTGCGGCATGAATGCTCCTAACTGGGGCGGTGGGGACGCAGGGGTGGCGCGCCCCCACCGCTATTCAGTTATCAGCTATGCAGCTGCGCGAACTCGAACAGCTCGGGACGTTCAACAGCCAAGCCAACTCTGGAATAGCAGCGCATCGTCCAAAGTCCTTGTTCGAAGTCGTAGCCGTTCACGTTCACCGTTTCCAGTCGGAGGCCACCCTTACGGATCACAAAGCCGCCGTTCGTGAAGTCACCGACCAAGATGTAGCCCTGGGGGATGGCAGGGGTGGTGACGACACGCTTGCCCCAGATCTGGCCCGCAGTGTCTACCGCCTGCACATCAGGGCGAACGTTGTTCTGCTGTTGACCGTAATCAGTGAAGAACGGTCCACCAGCCATGAACTGACCATTGTTGTCGGTCCAAGTCCGCACCGTGAACCAGTCATACGGGTTCATCACCACTGCGGTCGGCTCGAAGAAGTGCGTCACACGAATGTCGGTGAGCATCCCTAAGATACCGATCGCAATGTCCGAGCCCTTCGGTGCCGCGCTCCCCGCGTTGTTCAGGGAGATCAACCGGCCCGGAGTCACAGAGGTGACAGTCGAGGAGGTCGTTCCCTCACCCGGCGTGTTCAGCGCCGGGACAACGAAGTTGGTGACTGCGGATTGCGGGAACGGCATGGTGAAGCTTGTCGTCAACTGCAGCAAACCCTCCACACCGGGGTATCCTCCGGAGCTGCCGTTGCCGGCGAGGATCTGCACTTCTTCCTGACGGGCAACACCCTGCGCGGTGCGTTTCTGCACCAACGACCAGAACAGCGGCGCGTCTTGGATCATTTCATCCGTGACGCGGGAAATGTTCGCGACCTTGCCGATTTGGGCGGTGTACCGGGTGATCTGGTTAGTGGAGGTCGGGAACGTCTGACCTTCACCAGTCGCTGCAGCGTTGTTGTTCCACTGTGTTTCCCGAAGATACGTCACGATCGGGGAGTCGCTGGGGAACGTCGGGAACAGCGACGCAATGACGTTGTCGTACCAGCGCAACTCAAGGATGCCGGGGATGAAATCCGGAATCACCGCTGGGCCGGCGGTACCGGGCAGGAAGTACTCCCCCGGCGCCAGAGCGACACCTGCGGTGGTGCCGTAGGCGTTCTCGCCCTGTAGATTCGCTTCGCCCTGAGTCTTCAACCCAAGATCGAAACCGAAATCGCCCCCGCGCTTCGCCGCTGAGGATGCCTTAAAGCGGGCGTATTCGTCGGCTAATGCGGCAGCTTTAGTCACCGTGTCATGCTGTGGTGCAGGCATATTCGGCTGACCCGGAGCCGCTACTTCGGTGCCACCGGAAAGACGCTTCTTCGCGGCGTCCCCAGCGTCGAACGTCTTTAGGTCCTCGGCGATCTCATTGGATTCCGAAACGGCCTTCGCGACGAACTCGCGGTAGTCAGCCTTGGTCATCTTATCGGCTTCAACGTCGGCAGTTTTCTGCTCGATCTCAGTCTCTAATTCTTTTGCGCGTCTGCGCATGTCATCACGGTTCACGTGAATCCCTTTCAAAGCATGGGAAATCCCCGAGACGATGTCCCGGTTCGGCTGTGCTTGAATGCTGCTGCTAGATGGACCGCAGCTTGATGAGGGCTTTCGCTACCTCAGTCGCCACATCGTCGGCTGATTCGTCGTCCTCGTCGTCTGCATTCGCGGTATCTAATGCAGGTGCAATGGGCTCGCTCAAATCACCGGATTCTGGTGGCGAAGACTTTGTTTCAACCTCGTCGTTAATTGATCGGTTGGATGGCGCTAACACGCCGGGGGTTGCGGATGGGTCGCTGTATGGGCATCCGGCGCCGAGTTTGACCGCGAGGTCGTGGACGCCTTGGAAGTAAGACTTCCGCGCTGGATCGTTGGGGTTGTCGACCTGATCAAACATGGACGCGACCGCGGCCATAGTGTCCTCACGCCAGTCCACCGCATCCTTCTTTTCTGAAGGGGTGAAAATCTCAGGATGTGCATGGGGGCCGGCACCCTTAGATGAGAGGACTCGGGCTTCGGGGTTGGCGGGGACAGCGACGAACGCTCCGTTGAGGAGTTCTCGTTCGGGTTTGGCGGTTTTCGACGTTCTCGGGAGGTTCCGGAACGCCACACTGACGCGGTCGATGTGGCCTTCGTTCACCAAGGTTCGGACAGCCTGCCCGTGCGGGGTACTAGCGAATACGCCCCGAACCTGCAGTTGCCCAGAATCGTTGATGAACGGCCTACCCGAACCGACGCAGGTGGCTACGGACATGCCATGGTCGGAGTCGAAAGTGATCTTGTCGGGGAGTGGGGATTTCCACTCATCGGGGTGTAGTTCATCCCCGTCACGGTCCAAGCTGCTAGTGCTCAAAATGACATCGAACTCGCCGTGCTTCGATTTGGAATCTTCGACGGGGGTAACGGTAGCCGTCGCCTTGGTTACCACATCCATTTAGGCGATCCTCTCAGCAAAATGGTGGTGCGCTTCGCGGATCGCGTCAGCGTCGTGAGGGTTCCGGCTGTGCAAAAGCCCTATAGCTTCGGGCAACGACTTCCCAAGTCCCATCAGGGATTTGATGTCCCCTATGTATTTGCGTCCCGCGACGGAGGGAACGGCAGGGCCGCTTCCGCCGCCGGCTGCTGTGGTGGAAACCTGCTCGCCGCCGTCGTGGCTGTCTGATTGGCCCGGTGGAAGTGCCGTGCGTGCGGGTGGGGTGTCGAGGGGCACGAGTTGCTGCTGGTGGTACAGCTTGGCGGCTGCCGGGTCGCCTGATGCCCCCAAATCGAACTCTGGGCGCGCTTCTTCGGGTGTTTCCACTCCGGACTGGATGAGCATCGTGTGCATCTGGGCGCGCTGCACAGGATCACCGCGCATCACCCTGCGGGTGTCGTACCGCATTTCCTGCTGCCCGTTGAACTCTGAGCCCACGTAGTAGTTGAAACCGGACTCGAAGAACTCCAACCGCGGGCAGATTGAATCGCGGTAGACGCCGATCAGTTCTTCGGTGACGTTGGTGAGGGTGGCGTGCTCGAGGATGTGGACGGCGACGGGTGAGAGGTCGAAGCGGGAGCAGACTTCTTCGCGGTCAATCTTGCGGGCGTCGATGTACTGCATTTCGGTGGCGCTGTTTTGCAGCGTCTCCAACTTGGAGCCATTCTCCAGGATGGGAACCTTGCCGACGTTCTCCGCACCGGAGTACATCATCGACAACTGCTCCTGCAGCCGCAGTTTCGCCTCTGGGTTGAGTTTCCCCTCAACGTGCATCACCGCGGAGGGACGCAGGTTATGCCGCCAGAACGACGTATATGCGCGGCGGATAGCGTCTTCGTTTGTGATGGTCGACCGGAGCGCCTCAAGCCTCGACAAACCCCGCATCGCCGTCTCAGGGTTGTACCGCACGAAGGGTACAACCATGTCTTCGGAGATCAACTCGTTGGGTTGCCCCATGAACCGGTACGTCAGGTCGCCGTACTGGTCACGGAAGATCTGCGTCAAAGCGGGATGCATCGGGATCATCCCGACGGTCTTACCTGTGTTGCTGGACACCTGGACGCGCTTACCGTCCACGACAGTGTTACGGGTGTAATCGTCGCCGTTTTTAACTTTGATGAGGAACGCTTCGCCGTAAATCTCGAACGTGGACGCCAGCCACTCCCGGAACTGGTGCGGGTGCATCGTTGGGCACGGGTTCGCCATCAATTTCGCGTAGGAACTGGCGCCTTCGCCCCTGGGGGGTTTCAGCACATTCCCGTCCGCGGGGCTGGTGTCCCACACGGTCATTTGAAGTCGAGCGATGTTCTTTGCGATGGCATCCACGACTGTCGCCACCCAGGTTGATTGGGCGTAAATCTGCGCGTAGGTGGCGTACCGTGTTTCTAGCTGCAGCCCCTGATGCGGGACGAAGTAGCCGTTGAAGAACAGCGGCGCGGTTTCGGCGAACGCTTGGGGGGCGATGGGCTGCGCGAGCCCGTTTTCGAGGATGAACCCCATCAGGGAAGCTCCTGCAGCCACGCAACGGTGTTGCGTTCCACAAATAGCCGCCCAGGGATCTTCGCCACCGTTTCGCCCTCTTTCGTGGGCACCTTGTAGCAGTCCTCAAATACGTACATTTCCGTATCGAACTCGGTCAAAATACCGCTGAAAGTATCGTCAATTCCGCGTAAAGTGACCGCAAAACGCCGTAGAACGGCTCGCTTGACGATTCCTTTGCGGAACAACGGGACTCCTAGACAATTAGCAAAGATTCTGTGTTGTACATCGAGTCCACGTCCCGGCCGCGGGTCCACCACGCATTCACAGCCATAATCCCCGACGCAACGGCGTCGATCCGGTTGGATGACAGATCGCGTTTGATCTTGTTCGGCATGATCAAATCCGGGTCGGATGTATGGAGTTTGGCTTCGCAGCAGTCGAAACACCACCGCGCGAGAGGATTGCCGTGGTGGCGGAGCTTCTTCTCCATGACTAGCTCAAAGAGGCGGTGCATCCCACCACTCATGTGGTTGAAGTCATTCGTGTAGGCCATGATGTCGTCTTCATGGATATATGTGCGGTACCCGATGTCCTGCAGTAGACCGTCGGTTGACCAGCGGTCCGCATCGATTCCCAGGACGGTGTATCTCTCGGCGTCCGCTTCAATAGCCTTCAAAACGGGTGACGTATCGGACTTGAGATCCAACACGTTGCCCTCGGTGACCGTCAGCCAACCCTCTTTAGCCCACAGGGAGAGTTTCCCATTGTTCGCCTGGTTTAGACGTTCGTAGGCTTCTTGTGGGAGCCAGTGCCGCCACACCAGATCGCATGAGTCTTCGCCATCGGGGAACAGGTAGCAGATGGACATCAAGTCCTGTCGCGCCGCCAAGTCAATCCCAAGCCAGCAGTCCCGACCGGCAAACGCATCCATTGTCGTTTTGGCGTCGCCGTGGATTGTTCCGGTGGTGTCGTCCCACAAATGCATCGGCATCCAATGCACCTCAGACGACAAAGTCTGGTTCATCTGGAAGCGGCGGAACGCCAGCTCCCTAACCGGATCGTTTTTCGCTTCGAGGGCCATGCGCCGCATTTCCTCCAACAGGAGGAAATCCCCTAAAGCGGGGTTAGGTATGTACCAGTTCCGCTCATCGTAAATATCAGCGTCGAGCGGCAGGTTTTTGATCCACGCGAACACGTGCGGCGCTCTGGTGGGGTCCTCGAGGACTCGCACCATTTCGCGGTGCATATCCCCGCCAAAGCTCTCCGAATCCCCTGGGGCTGTTGTAGCGGCCACCATCAACGGCTGCATGCGGTCCGCAGACCCCATACCCGACCGGAGGGCGTCCCAAATGTCCGGTTTGAGCCACGCCAGGATTTCGTCCGCCGCCACACCCGACGGATTAGACCCAAGAGCGGAGCCGGCGTCAGCTGCGATGACCCGATACACGCCGTTGGTGTCGACCCGGACGATTCTTTTGGTGGAGTGAATCACCCGACAAGCTCTAGATAAGACCGGGGACAGCAGAACCATCCGGGAGGCAACGTCGAAAACCAACCCGGCCTGGTTGCGGTCCTTAGCCACAGAGAAGATTTCGGCGGACTCTTCACCATCACCAAACAGCAGGTACAGCATAATGCCTGCTAGAAGCTGCGATTTCCCGTTCTTCCTAGCCATCTCCACATACGCGATGCGGGTCTGCCGCACATACGCTTGGTGCTCGTCCGACCACACCACCCGCCCGAAAATCGGTCGCAGAATTTCCTCGGACTGCCAATCCCGCAACAAGAACCGTTTCCGCGCATGCTGCCCCTTCGTGTGGACCAGAAGGTTCTCGAAGAACCCCACCACATGATTCGCACGGGGAACACAGAAATGATCGCCCTGTTCGAGGCATTCGTGCTGGTCAGCGGGGTTTACGAAACCGCACGGCTCAAAATCGGGCATTTACCCATTGAGCTGTTTTATGAGGTCACCGAGCGCGATTGCCAGGTGCTGCACCGCGATTTGGACGTGGTCTCCACCGCGCGACACCAGCCTCGCCGCCTCGCTGACGTGCTGCTCGGCGCCGGAAAGGTCGGATTCAGTCTTGGCTGGCATGGCTTCTCCTAGACGACGTAGGCTTCAGCGCCAGATTTGCCGCCGCTGCTGTGATCAATTTTCAAACCGGCGCGGTCACCGGGACTGAGCCCGAATCTTTGCCCGATAGACCGCATTTCCGATGACGCCATCTGCATTATTCGAAACACTGGGTTTTGCACGGTGCCGCCATGCGAGCCATCAACTTCGAACGGTGCATGGGCGGCGCTGTCCGCAGCACGCTGGTATAAGGCTGCGTATTGGCAGAACGCCGCGAATTGGTCGACATCCCAGCTGGTCAGGACCTTTTTCGTGATCAGATCCGGCGCTAGACGGTTCCAGACGAGGATTGCATCCTCATCGAGCTCGACAGGTGGAATGATGCGTCCGTCGCCCGGGATGGGTTCATCCCGGTTTAGGCGGTCCTCGCGTTCACCCTCGAGAGCCTTCAAATGGTTCGGACGCCCAGTAGGACCACGCTTACCCATTTTCAGCCCATCAGGGCCAGCTGATCCCCGCAGCCGGTCCTACTTTTCTTGACATTGCAGCGCAAATGAGCTGCCTGAACATTGACGTAAAGGTGCGGACCACCCAGAGACATCGGCTCAATATGATCAAGGGTGGCGAACCCCGGCGCAGGGTACTTGGCATCCTGACTGATCGGCTGGCGACAGATACCGCAGCGCCAACCATCCCTCTCATACACAGTGCGCCGGCAGATGTCCTCGTACTCCACGCCCCAATACGCGGCGCGCTGCTTATCACCACCATTAGCAGCAGGATGCGTCGGAGACGGGATGCTGGTGTACAGCTCCCGCACCCTCGAAACACCGAACCTTGAGCCATTCGCGGCAATAGCCGCATAGCCCGCCAACCACTTATTCCACTCCCCGCGACCAGTTGGATATTTATACAACGGCGGTTTTGGCTGTGCTGACATGTATAGAACCTTTGTTCGAATTTGAATCGAATGAACGTTCGGAAAAACCCCATCCGGCAAAACGTGGCAGCAAAATCAGACGACTGGATGGGTCGTGGGGTGGTCGATATGGGACCTCTTACCCTCCCCCCGTGCCATCTGACCTGGGGTTATGCGTCGGGCGGGGCTTTGACCTGCATGTTTGTTGGGGTTGTGAGATTCTCGAACGTGTGTACGTAGGATGATCGCACTATTGTTCGAGTGATCTCGCGCCATCCACGCCTATGTATGATTATGCGGTGGGGTAGAGGTAGGTGACGAGTGCGCCGGCGGATGCTGCGATGGCGTAGAGCTGGCATTGTGCGTCACCGAGTGTGGGAACGTTGATGGATGCGTTCTGCGTGAGTGTGTAGCCCTGTGTTGCACCTGTAGCTGTGACGCCTGCACCGCCGAGGTAAACGGTGATAGCAGTGGTGCTGTTGTTTTGTACCACCACAGCACCAGGGCTAGTCACGGTAGCTAGCAGGACCGCTGTGGTTCCTACTGTGACTGTGCCGCTTGCGTACGGGGCTAGGGGTGGTGTGCCCGGGTAGTTATCGAAGTTAGGCATCGGTTTCTCCGGTTTCGTATTCCTTCTCGGCCATCAGCCATGCCTCAACTAGGTAGTCATCCGATATCAGTGAGTCACGTAATTTCTTGCGTCGCTCAACACAGGAAAAGCGCGTCCCGTGGACGAATCCATCCTTGGGAAAGATCCCGGTTTCCGCCGTGTGAATCGACCACTCAAGCTCGTCAGTGCTATACACGGTGAGCAGACACGTGCTCGTTGGCACATCTTGGATGATTGGCGTGAGAACGTGATCCGGTTTGACGAAGAACTGTGCGTACGGACCCTGCTGTTCCCAGTCGACGAATGCGGTTATGGGGTCGGACTGGTATCCGTCTTTCCAGTATCTGACGAGCCTTGGCTGTGCTGCGTCTGGCATGTGGTTACTCGTTTCCGGGCCATGCGGTGGGCACCAGATAGGTGATCACGCTCGAGGTGGACGACACGATGCCGTACAGGGCGCACGACGTACCACCACTGTCGGGGGCGAACATCCCATACGTCACCAACACTGATCCGGATGCGGGGATCTGATAGCCGGTGGTGGTGGTGACACCGCTGTTGCCGATGAACACTGGGGCTGTGGCGGCGTTGGTCAGCAGGATGGGGGCGCCGGTGGCGGGGATGGTGCAGATACTGGTGCCGCCCGCAGTTGAGGTGCAGCTGACTGTTGCGGAGGTGTAGGGCACCACGGACGGGTCGGTGCCGGCGTTGCTAGCACCTTGCGGGCCTTGATTCGGGAAGGTTCCCATTATTCCTTTTCCTTCGTTAGTTTCTTCTCTTGGCGGCAGTGCTGCGATTGCATCGGATGTGTTCAGGACCGCGAGTTATTGAGCGGTCGTTGTCGTCGTGGCCCAAATCCCACTCATCGGTGGGCAGGATCGGTTCTCCGCAGCGCCAACACACGACTCGGCCTTGCGCTACAGCGGGCTCATACGAGGCTCTGAGACGCTTATGGGGCTCGTTGTAGCCACGCGCTGTGGTTGTGCCGCGCTTATGCCGATTACAGCGGCCACGAACAGTCCCTTTAGACCCACAGCCGGGGAAGGTGCAGGGGCTAGCCGTCTTGTTCGGCACGGCGTACTGCGATCTTGAGTGTGGTGTACTCAGGTTTCCTGGTGACTTTCACCTTCAACCCAGCCTTCGCAAGCAAAGGCAGGATGAATTTGTCGATGTAGGCGACCTGAATATTGGAGTCAGGCATTACTTCAGCCGCTCATGTTTTCTGAGTAACTGAATGATGGCCTCGCAGAAGCGGCGGTTAACCTCCATCACCCCTTCGCGATTCCCTGACAGGAGCGGCTGGAAGTAGGGGTGTTTGATCCACATCGACGCACCGGGCATGCGGTATTCAAGGTTGCCGATGTTCGCCATCAATAGTTTCAGGGTTTCCTGATCGTGGCTGTCGAGTTTGGCGAACGGCTTCTTTTTTGGCTGTGGCATGAGTTTCTATCCGTTGGGGGGAACCAGAAACGTTCGCGCATTCGGCAGCACGGACACGCTCCGGACTGTGTTCAGGACGTGGCAGGTGCGTTGCGGTGCCGTGGTAACCACCGGGGGTGTGAAGAAATACAGCGTGTACGGCAGCGTGTAAGGAAGGGATGGAGCGCCCGGTTGAAACTGGAACGGAAAACTGACCGGGAATGTCATAGCAGTGCTGTGTTGATGGCCTGAGCCATCAGGTTGTGGCCTCGGCCTGTCGGGTGGGCGCCATCCGTCGTCATTGTTCCGATAACGAACTGCGCCCCGGACACTGTCGTAGCGGCGCCCGGTGACAAGACTGCCTGCGTGGAACTGGTGACAGAGAAGATGATGGTCGACAAGTTAGCGCCCGACGTACCCGCACCGACCACGACCACGGTCAACCCCACATCGCCGCCGTTTTCCTGGATGGCGGAATTGAAGTTCGCTGACGGCGCTGTGATCGTGGTTTGAGACGCAGTTATTGACCCTGTTGTGGTGCGCAGGGCGGGCGCCCAGAGTCCCGAGTTGAACGAGGATTCCGTCTGGCCGGCGGTGTCGAAGAACCCAGTGACCGGATGCCCGAAACTCCCAGCCAACAACGCCCCGGATGTTCCGACAGCCACAGGCGCCAACGTTGCGCCGTTGATGGGGCAGCCGGCACGCACCCACGCGTTGTGGGCTATGCGCTGCGGCTCGGTTGTCAACGGGGTTTGGTTGACCAGCGTTGCCCAGTTGTCCGTTGAGGTTGTCCTGGGGCTGATGGTGACCAGAAATACTTTGGCTATCCCCAACCTGCGTAGATTCTGGGCGATGCCGAGCAAGTTTGCCTGCAAAGCTGTTGCGGCTGCACCGTTCGCGATGTCGTTGGTGCCGTACTCGATGATCGCGGTGTTGCATTTCCCGGCGATGGTGAGCCTGTGGAAACTGCCGTTTGTGGTGAGGAAACTCGACGCGGTGTCCCCGCTTTGCGCTATGTCGAGGAGCCCACCCACCCCATACAAGGCGCGCACACCGAACCCGCCGAGGCCGAGCGCAGGTTGCGTGAGGAGTGCGTCTTCTCCTATCGCCGCAGCGATGGAATCACCCAGCAAAACAACAGATTTCGCGCTTCTGCCGTTCTGGGGATAGCCGAGTAGGTTCGAGGGCCCGAAATAGTTCCCGGTGGTTGGGGTGATCGCTGCACTACCGGGAGCGGTTAAATCGCCTGTAACGAAACCACCTTGGGATGTGTACGTTCCGTAGGTGGGCCGCACCGGGTAGGCGGTGCCGCTGGAAAGGTAAGTTCGAATAGCTACGACATCACCTTGGGCGACGGACACGCCTAACAGGTCGGCCTGACTCCTTCCGCCCGGATCAAGGGTCGCGGTGGTGCGCCCCCCGAACGTCATTCGGTAGATAGTGCCCACCGTGGTACCGGGGTTAGTGCTGGAGACGACCTTCAACGAGGCGTTGAAACTGATCGACCCCGACGGGTCTGTGTCGAGCAGCGTGGCGGTGTACCAGTGAATCCACTCCGCTGTAACGTTCGATGCGGTGACGCCTACTTTGAAAATCATTTCGCTGGTGCCGGTGGTGCTCGTAGCGTTGGGTGATTGCCCCAAACCCCAGCCTTGGTCGCCGATGGACACCAGCTTCGCGCCGCTTTGGATGGCGACGGTGTCCAGGTTGACGGCGGTTTCGACAGCCACTTCTTGCGCAGCTGTGAACGTTGAACCTGTCGTTTCGTTGGCCGGCAGCTGGCCTGGGAGCGTCATCAGGTGTACACCCAGTTGATCCGGCAATAGGCTGGGCCGCCGTTACCGCCTGCACCGGAGTTGTTGCCGTTCAGGGAAGCTCCACCTCCACCGCCGCCGGCTCCGTAACCTGTTGGGGTTGCGCCGGCTTGGGCTGCCCCGGTGATCGAAGCCGCGCCACCACCGCCACCTAAACCGCCGACACTCGCTACTGCCGCGTTCCCTACGCCTGGTGAAGCGCCACCCACGATTCCGCCGGCAGCCGCGGAGAAGGCGTAGTTGAATGTTTGGAAACCCCCAGCACCCCCAGCACTGGCTGTGGGGGTTGTGGTGATTCCGCCGCCCGCACCCCCACCGGAGGGTGCGCTGTTAGCGGCGAGGCCACCCTGAACACCCGCACCACCAGTGGTGGATGCGGAACCACCGATAGCGCCGTTAATCACCGACTGGGCGATGTTTCCGCCCGTACCAGAAGATGCTGTTCCACCCGCTGCGGCGGTGCCTGCGACGGTGGAAATCGTGAACGACCCCGACGAGAACGAGGCTGCGGCGGAGATACCGCCGTTGTTGCCGTTCGTGGAATCCGTTGTCACCGCGGCACCCCCAGACCCGGGAGCGGGAAGGGTGATCGTGAAGGTTGTTCCGAGGAGTGCGGCGGGGATGAAGTAGTTCGATATGACTGCACCGGATGCGCCGCCACCGCCGCCGCAGCACACCGTCCCCGACGCCCAACGCCGACCGCTAGCACCGCCACTACCGGCTTGGATGAGGGATTCGATCCACACCCCCGTCACCCCAGTAGGAACGGTGAGGTTCGTTTGCGTTGTCGTGTACGCAACCCGCGTAGAAGAAAGATTCGTGACACCGGAGATGGGGAGGCTCGTGCCGTTAGTCAGATTGATGGAGGGTGTTCCAGTTATGGCGGGGGAAGTGCCCTCGAACGCAACAACATTCGCGTACACGTCAGCCCAATAATTCGATACGCTGCCCAGGTTGACGGTGTTCCCCGATGCAGGAACAACACTCGCCGCAACCCCAGTTTGGTAGCGGGTATCCAACTGACCTAAGGGGGCGCCGGTGCTGATGATGTACCAAATGTTGGACGGTAAATAGTATTGCAGCTGCACAGCCTGGAAAGGCAGTTGTAAAGTTCCTGACGTCGCTCCGGCGTGCGCGTTGAGAACGTCCGATCCGCCGCACGCATACGTCACCGTGTTCGAACTGGAATCAACTTTTTTGATGAACACCACAGACCCGTCGGGGGGGGCTGCGGGGAGTGTCACCGTGAACGCACCGGATGTTGCGTTGCATGGAATGATCTGGCCCGGTGATGCGGTGTACGCGGATGTTTGAACAGCGACGGGTTCGGCTTGAACACCGGCTGCGTTCACGGCTGCGCTGATGGCATTCAAATCCGCCGCAGTCACATTAGTGGGGGTTGGTGTCGCGCCGCCGTCGGTGTAGTTCGTTCGAAGTGTCATAGATTCAGCACATTCACTGTCTGTGTGTTTTGCGCGACCCGACCCGCTGCAGTGCTTATCTGGCAGGTCACCGGGTAACTACCTCCAGCGGTGCCGTCGGCGATAACCACCGTCGCTGTTGTGGTGGTGTGGCCGTTCAGTGGATTGCTCGCTGCTTGGCTGATCGACGTCACCGCGGTGTTCGCCGCAGGGGGGGTTGCTGCTGTGCCCGTAGAACCCGTGTCGGTGTATTGCGTAGTGGACGGGTTGTTGATCGAGGTGACCAACGTGTTGATGGGAGGGGCTGCCGGCAACAGTGTTAGTGCTGCCGCACTCCACCATTGGTCGATGTTCGCCGCAGCGACAGACGCAGCAAATGACACGGTTGAGCCGCCCGACGACGGGCCGGCGGTGTACCCGACTAACAGGGCGAGCTGGTCCGATAACGCCAGTGAGATGTTTCCCGAGTTCTCCAAACTCATTCCGCCAGTGAGGGAAGACATGGCGGCGTTGATGGCCGACCCGGTGACGTTCACGGCGGACCACACCACCATGTCGCCGTACACTGCGGAAACAGTCTGCGATGGTGAACCTTCTTGCCCGCCAGCGGTTCCGGTGTATTGGGTGGAACCCCACCCGACATAGGAAGAGCAGGCGACGACGACGCCGAACACGTTGCCGTACGATTGAACAGTCGCGCTGACTGTTTGCGAACCCGTTGCGGGGCTGGACAAACCGAAGTAGGCGATACCGCCGTAGGCGGTGACATTCCACCCCAGCAACGTCATTGTTTGGGTGCCGTAAGAGCAGGTCATCAACGACGGAGTGAGTCCCGCAAAGAAACCGACTGAGGCGACCACATAGTTCGCGGACGATCCTCGGGTGTAGGTGCAGGTTGCGGTGAGCGTGGTTGTGGTTCCGGTGGCGTTGCCGATCTTCGTGCCCGTAGCCGAGGAATCGAGAGTTACCGGTGTGCCCGACGAGTTCGATCCCCGGTACAGGTTGTAGCCGGTAGCCCCCGGAACTGGGTTCCAGCCCAACCCCACAGATGATGTTGTCCCCGTGAGGGTGGCGGTGACTTCATTCGACGGGGTGGTTTCCCCAGCGAAATTGACCGCTGTGACAACCCAGTAATAGGAGTTAGCCGCGAACGAGCCGCCGATTGTGGAGGGGGAGTCAATCAACCCCACCGGGGGTGGAAGAAACGTTTCCGGTATGACCCAGTCCACCGTGGAAATGGCGTCCCCAGAAGGCATCCACGTGGTCCAGTCCCACGTAAAGTCCAGCACGTCCTCGGGAGCCTTCTCAAACATCAAGAGTCCTTTACGTGACGGATCTTCAGAGTGGTGGTGACGGTGCCGCGCTTCTTTTCCACCGCGACTTGCTCGACCACATAGGTTGGGTTGTTGCCGATCACCTTCCCGGTGTCGGCATCAAAAACGATCACTGCATGGCCGTGGGGATGGTCAGAAGGTGCGCCGACGATGGGGACGTGGTGGAGTTGGTCCATCAGAACCAGTAGCGGCGGTTACCGACTGCCACACCGAAGAACGACAGAATTAGTAACACCAGGCCGACTGCGATGAGGAGTCCACCGACAAGAGTGAGCGCGTGCTCGACGCCGTAAGGAACTGCAAACCAGTCGGGCAACAGCTTGCCGAGAACGAGCAGCACGATTCCGAGGATGATCATGCTTTCTCCCTTGGTAAACGGTCGATTAATCGGTCCAGGGCTCGCTGGTTGCTGCAGATGATGCAGGCACCAGAGCACGTCGATGTTTTATGGGCCGGGTCGCCATCCTCGCGGGCGTCACGCAGATTCTTCAACGCTTCACGGATCATGGAATGCAGCGGAACAACAGTCACAAACAGCCATGTCGGACCTCTGGTGTGTGCAAGAAAAAACCCCACACCGAAGGGGATGCGGGGCTTGATTTAAGGCGCGTTTGTAAACACCTTTTGCCGCGACAATAACACAGCAGGTCACAGAACAGGTGGCACCGCGCGATGGCGCGTCACGTCACGTCGTTAACCCCTAGGTTAGAGGTCAGTATCCGGTCGGCCTTTGATGGTGAAGTACACGTCTGGGCCAACCTTGTCCATCAGTTGCATCTCGTATGCGGCCCTGGACACCTGTGATTCTTCGCGCATCTGCTTGAGCTGGGACAGTGTGTAGCCGCGGCCGCGGTCGGGATTGCATGGCTCGCAATAAAGATCGTGTCTGCCTTTGTCGTCCATCACTAGGGCGATACCGAGGTCCATGGAAAGTAGCTCGCCGCATCCGCAACAGCGGGCGTTCTTGAGTGCTTCCTCGATCCACTCGGGGCGTGCGTGGCAGTTGGCTGCAATGTCGTCGATTTGGGCGGCGTAGACGCCTAGCTGTATCAACCTTTCACGCTCTGTGTCGGTGAACTCGATCATGTTTTTCTCTCTAGACAGTTAGCGTCGAAACCTAAACAC